TTAGTTCGTGAACGTGTCCTTTGGATATTGAGTACCGATGGGATCACCGAGAGAGTTTGTAGGGTCCAGCGACCGTCCTCCCGCCGGAACAAACCTGAGTTGGAGGGAGCCGTCATTGTCATCAAGGCCGTCGAACGTGTCATTGATCATCATCCACACATCCTCACCACCCCTGAACGCCCCTCGCAGACCCAGCGCCTCTGGCGATCCATTCTCACCGACCCTAAATATTGCCTGCCCCACTATTGCCTTCTCACCGCTATAAGGATACTTCTTGTCCCCCTTATCAATATTCATAATGTAGTAATTGCCCTTGCCTACACCATATCCTTTAGCATCACAGGTTCTGGCGTCTCGCTCGCGAGTATTGAAGCACCATGTACCATCTGCATAAAGATTGCCTGCCGATGGGATTTTCCCGATACGCTGCCAGCCCTTATTTGCATGAATTTTACTTTCCATTTAGCAACACCTCATCATCCAAGAAATAGAATTTTGTCTGCAGCAAAAAAACTATAGTTCGATAGTTCTTGGCGTCAAAGATACTTACGACCTATATACTTCTATATACCAGACCTACAAAGTAACATCAGCACTATAGCGTTATTTCGAAAGTGTTAAGTTGTAGAGCAAGAGATTTGATTGGCGCTCTCACAGACGCGACACTCTAGAAAAAATGCCGTCTAACATCGGGAGTAATGGCTTTCATCGACATCTAGCATGCATGGGTGCAGTCATGCGTATACGACAGCATGACCCCGCGCAGCCCGACGTCGCAGCCTTTGGCTGAGCCCGCATCGAAGGCAATCAATTCGAGAGGACTGCCGCTGACCATCTTGAGGAGAGAAACGGGATGCCCCCCCCTCAAAATTCCCCAAGCATGAAAAAGCCCAACCTTTTCAGATTGGGCTAAGTCATTGAATTATATGGTCGGGACGGAGTGATTCGAACACTCGACCCCTAGCACCCCATGCTGGGGACTGTAGCTCCCCAAGCTATTGTTTTATAAAGATAACGTCCTGTTTTACGCCTAGCAAAACATCCGTTTTTTTGTGCTTATGCAAACGAAAACACGCGGCCTCCAGAGGAGGTTTTGCGCAACCTAGCGGAGATTGAACACTTGACAGGTTCTGCCTGCTACCAGATCGTACCGAGCATGTACTTTTTCCCTTGAGCTCCCACAGCACATAGGGAGTTCTGCGAGAATTTCTGATGGCTAGTGTTGGTAATTCAGTTCGAAAGGCGATCGAAGACTGGTCCATCGGCGATTATGAATTCGCAATGCTTCATGCTTGCAATGCGATAGATGGCACTGCAAAGAAGATATTTCCCAACCTACAAAACAATGCACGCTTTACGAAGTTGATCCGAGACAACTACGCTATTTTCGGTCCGATGGGTCTTCCGGGGATAAATTTGGAAGACACTCGTTGGCCTATTGCTGTGAAAAGCCCTAAAGCCCCTGGAGGCTTACCCGACATAGCAGACGTAATTTATGGCGTCCATCGCTGCACTCATGGTCACGGCGATGAGTTACCTGACGGGTTCGACCTTTGGCCGAATGCTTCGGTGAAGGATGGAAAAACTCGGACTTGTATTGAGCGGGGCAAAATCCAGCTCTCGGATCGAGTGATTTTCGCACTACTAGGTGTAGCGGTGTTATCCAAAGCCAATATCGGACAAATCGTTCCGGAGGGTTACTTCTTGAGTTTTGCCGATACGGTAATGCCCATCAACGAGTGGTGGGGACGCGCTGACGATTTCGTTCCCCTTGTCGCAGCAGAACAGCTGCCATCTGTGATCCTAAATTTTCCAAATTGGTAATCACCCTACCCACAACTCGCGCCAATCACCACCACCATGTCAAGGTGACTTCGGAATCAACGTAAGCTACTGATATAAAAGGGAAACCACCCTAAAATTACCGGGTAAAAAATCGCCTTTACATGCTATAAGAATCAACAACTTAGCGCTGTATTTTCCTACAGTGCTTTGCCCTCCTACGGCGTTCTGCCGACTGAACACACACCCTGCTACTCTGGTTTACTCCACAGAGGAAACCGAAAATGCCCAACTCTGACCTACTCCCTTCCCTGCTTTTCAAGATCAACGAAAACCAACTCGCCCTCGAAGCCGCCATCATGGAGCTCTCGAACTGGGTCGAGCAGCGCGGATCGGCCGATGTGGCCGAGAATGTCCGCGGAGCGCTTTGGGCAATCGACAAGAACGAGGAATTCATCAAGATGACGCTCGCCGTTTTGATGACACCCGACTGACAGTTCGTCGCTTCATCCTCGCCCGCTCCCTGCGCCTCGATTACTGTATATAAAACCAGTACTCAGCAAGGCATGCCCGTGGATCCCCTCTATATAGAAGACACCGACGATTGGCTCGGTACCCCGACTTCGCTCGAAACCTGCCGGCATCAGCTCAGGATGTATGAAAACGAATTCGAAGCGCTCACCCTCAAGCTCGATCGGGCAATTGAAAATATTGAGGGATTGGTTCGTGACAATGACGCGCTCACCCAGGAGAGAAATTCTCTTAGGGCAAAGCTTCAGTACGCCGAGGGGGATTTGCTGAGCGAAAAGCGCAGATTTGCGGACGTGGCGCACCAGAGGGACCACCTCTTCCACGAAAATCAGCGCCTTCTCAGGGAAGCGCGGGATCGGAGGCGCTGACAGCCTTCACATACGCCTGGCACGCCTGCAGCGCTATCAGTCCCCGGTCACCGGTGTCGGTAATGGCGATAATTCGTTGAGCATGCGCTGGGTCAAGTCGGGCGCGTACGGCTGCATGATCCACGCCGCCGGCGCCGGCGGTGGCAGGCATGTCGCAGCCTTTGGCAACGTCGGTTGCGTCGAGGAGGACTGACAGCCGCAGATCAGAAGTGGCAAGGCGATCACGCAGGCGATCTTGGTCACGTTGGGCATCGGTCATTTTCTCGAAGTGGGTTTTCTCGCTGGCCGAAAGCTTCTGCTCGAGCGCCAGGCGCTTGTCCTGCTCGACCTGTTGGGCGGTAGCTGCTGCGATGGTCAATTGATTGAGGGTTTCCGCGCTCAGCCTCGCCTGCTCCGCCAACTGTTGCCCATAACGCCAGTCCTGAAACTGCCAGGCGCTGCCGAAGCCGGCGAGCACCAGCACAAGCGCGCCCACCTCTTTCCAAGGTACGACCATCACGGCACATCCCTAAAGAACACGTGACCACCCAACTTGAGGGTCTGCTTTGCCTTCGCCGCCCAGGCCGGGGCCTTGATGCTGGTGGCGTAGTAGTGCGTGGCACCGCCGGTAGGATCGGGCACTTTCCCATCGATCACCTGGTCAGCCGCGATCCGACACTGCGCCAGCTCGCGGAACGGAATCTGCTTCACGCCAATCAGGAACTGATAGTTCGGGTCGGTCTTGTTCCAGCAGCTGAACTGGTACTTTGCCTGGCAAACGCCAGCGTAGCCCTCACCCCACCACGATTTTTCCCTCCCATCAAACACGCGGTTGCGAATCGTCCAGGCCACGGCGATCTGGCCGGCAGTCCCTTCGCCGCGAGCCTCGCCCCACAGCGTGCGCGCGAGGATGTCTCGATCTTTTTCGGTTGCAGTCATCACTATCTCCAGGCACAAAAAAACCGCCTCATGGGCGGCCGGGTGTTCATCATTGATCAGTTTGAAGTCGGTAATGGGTATCGCGCTTTGATCGCTGCAACCGATTTCACCCAAGGCGTAAAGTCAGGCTCAAGGCCTTGGCTCAATGCGTCGTAAGCGATCTCCAGACGCACCGGATCAGACTCCGCTTGATAGGCGGCGCGGCGCAGCGCGTAGACCGCGTCAAGTTCGGCCTTGAGCTGATCCGCTTTGCGCTGCTCGGCGGTGATGACTTTGCTGAAATCGATATTCATCGAGGCAGACTCACTTCGCCGTCAGGCGGGTTGGCAATATCAGCGGGGAAACATGCGGCTTCACTGGCGTCCGTGGTGATCGGTAGCGACAGGGTGATGATCAGTTGGCCGCCGACGCGCTCAACCGGCTGAGCGACGCGCGGGCAGCCGACCGCATCCGCAGGCAATGTTGCCCCGTCTGGCAAAGCCGTGAAATCGAACGTTTCGCCATCAATGGTGAGGGCATCCCCGAATTTGGACACCGTCATAACTCCATCCATGCGAATGGGTGAAAGTTTGATGATCATTTATTACTCCCGATTAAAACCATCGACCAACAGCCTGGAGGCGAGAAGCGCGTGCCGTCGCATCGCTGTAAAAGGCCACGCGCACCCAAGAAACATTTGTGGGGGTCGGAGGAGAGTTGAGACCGATTACACCGTTACCAGTGTTGGGCGTTCCCGTCACAACCGGCTCAGACCCGGCAACGAAAGCCGCCGGAAACGTCCACGTCGCAGGAACGCTGGTCCAACTGTTGCCTACAACCGTGCCAGCACCGATAGAACCGGTCGTGAACGTGCACAGCTGAGTTCCATCTGCAAATCGAACCCAGTTGCCGTTGGCATTGGAGCCGCTCTCGACGACATTACGACCGGCAAGCTGAAGTCCGACAGGAACGTTCAGTACGCCTGCATATGAGTAAGTCATGAACGGGCCGCCGGCGGTGTTGCCGGCATTCACTGAGCGCCAGCTGAAACCACCCGTCCCGCCACCCTGATTGCAGGTGAAGGACACAGCGCCCGACATGCCACTGCCATTTCCAGTCTCGTTCCATCCAAGGAAGCCGCCGCCTGCTGAAGGCACCGCGCCGGCGGTAACGCGCAGCGAGTTGAAAGCGGGCGCGTACGAGCCGCCCGCAGAGGGCATTGCGCCGATGCCGGCCAACAGCTCGGAATTGTTGTTCGCGGCGATCCCGGTTCCGCCCTTGCTCAACGGCAGAATGTCGTAGTTTCCGGTTGTGCCGAGGGCGGCCATTTTCTGGCCATAAGCGTTGACCCAGCTTCGCACCTCGTCACTCAAGGCTTTTTGGTAGCCTTGCACCGGAGCGACTGCATAGGTCGCATTCGACGCGGTTGGCCCAAGGTAAGGCGGGCTGATTGAAATCACCGTATCGCTCGCGACATTCGCAAGCTCATACAGACGCCCATCAGGGCCAATGAAGGCATCCCCAATCCGAGTATTTGCCGCGAAGGCAGTGTTTACGCCGGTCACGGTGCTTGAATTTTGGGTGACAGAAACCGTACCCAATCTGTGCCAGGGCATGGAAGCATCCTTTAAATTGATTAAGCGGCTTGTTTTGCGAAAACTGCCGGAAGGAAAAAAGCGAACGGATTTGATGCAGCAACAGTGATCGCGTAGAGCTTGTTGTTGGGAAAGTCCCACCAGCAGTAGAGGTTTCGGGGAATCCCACTGCCCGAAGTCATCGGCATGCCGAACGTGTTCAGGAGCATGAATTCGTTTTGTGGGAAGTCGAACGGAACCGAGTAATAGATGCGGGTGAGCCCTTGCGCATCGAGGTCATAGGTGACGTAGTTCCAGTTTTGGAAAGCCCGGGTGAACGTGGCATTTGGTGTTCCTGAATCGAACAGAAGTTTCCCAGCACCGTCCCACAAGCGCATGCCGTATTGAGCAACGGCCTGCGCAGCGAAGGCAGCCACAAAATATCTTCCGTTGGGCTGAGCTGTGAGCGCGTTGTAGGCCCGAACATAAAACCCGGTCCAGTTGCCAGCCGATCCGATCAGCCTCATCTGACACAAGCCCGCAACCGCATTGACAGTATCAGGACGCACAAATACCAGCGGAGGCTCCTGCGAAGTCACTGGCTGTGCGAAATACGTCGTTGAGCCGAGCCCTCCCTCCTCCGTTGGTGCAAACCTCCCCGAAGAGATCACCATCAACCGAGAAAACTCGGAATCGAGCGTGACCACATTGTTGTTATTGCTGAACTCAAGACCATAAGCCATCAGCCCCACCTCATTACGATAAGGCGCATTGTTCCAGACGAAACGTTGCTGGCTGCATAGGTGCGCGTGTGGTTGTAAACCCGAGCTACACCGTCGAGCATTTCAGTCTCAAACTGCATTTGGTTGACGTTGTACGTCCCGTTCGGAATCACGATGGCTGTTCCGTTGCTTGGCCCAACACCAGGGACAGAGAAGTCCTGACTGCTTTTCGGCCCGACTGGAAAAGTTACCAGTGTCGACAGCACAACTCGAATCGTGAAAGAGTTTTCGTCTAGTTGGAGCGCCCCGTCGGCGCCCCAGATTCTCACGCCATAAGCACTCATGCGTTCAAATTCCCCCACTGATAACGCTTGACGCCGTTCTCATCAAACACCTTGCCGCCGTTGTTGTTGATGGTTTGACGAGCGCCGCCGCCAAGAGGGCTGTTCAACTCGAAGTTGCCGGCCTTGTCGATGCGCCATCCCTGTACGCCGGCGATGTAGTTATCCGACTGAATGAAGAAGCCAATCTTGGCGTTTCCAATCGAAGCGTCTTGGATGAAAGCAGCATTCATGAACACCTGCCCGCCCTGCACCGCAAACGGAACCGAGATGGCGCCGCCTGCAATGGTGTTGACGATGGCGAACCGGTCAGCAGCAACCAGAAACTGGCTTTGCAAGCCTGCGCCAGTGTTCTCGATCCCAAGGCCAATGCCAGCGGCGACGTACTGTCCGTTTGCCGTGACCTGCATCTTCACCGACCACATAGTCGTCAGCTTGCCCGCCGTATCCGCGTAGGCGGTGGACGTCTGCTGAATAGCTGCTGAGTTCTGATCAACCGAAACATTCAGCTGGTCAATTTTCGTCGCCGTTGCCGAAGCGTTGGTGGCCACCACCTGTTCAAGCTGGGTGATGTTGGCTTCGTTCGCGGCGATCTTTGCATCGAACGTGGTGATGCGCTGGGCGGTGGCTTCGTTTTCAGACGCCCTGACCTTGCTTTCAGTCGCTATCGACGCCGTGCTCGTCCAGCCCTTCATTGCGTCGGTAAGATCGCCAACCCCGTCATCCTCTCGATACGCAGCACGCAGAGTCTGCGTAGCCGATGCCTGCGCGGTGACAACCCCATCGAGTTCGATGATCTCGGCGGTGTTGGTCGCCACCTGCTGAGCAAGGCCATTCGCGGTTTCTACGGTCTGACCAACATCGAGCCAGTACGCAGGGTTCGGTGGTGGAGTTTCGACCGGTACTGGACCTGTCGCCTGATAGATACGCTTGCCCTGCACCACCAGGTCGTACTCTTCGTAGGTGGCTTCTGGGTCGTAGCCTTTCAGTCCATCGAGCGCGTCGATTTGCGCCTGCAAGCCTGGGATCTTCTCGATTTCTGCCAGAAGGTCCTCACCGAGTTCTGTCTCGGTGATCTGTCCCGCGATCATTTCGAGAATTGCGGCCGCATCAGAACTGGATTGCCCCTGCACACCCATACCGATCGGATACCACGGCCCGATGTTGCCGATTTTGTCGACGATCCGGCCCCAGAAGTAGAAGGTCACGCCGGCGCGCAGGCCGAGCATGGAGAAATCACTCTGCGGATAGGCCAAGTCAGTCAGCTTGGTTGCCGCTTCCAGCGAGGTCGTTGGCCCGTACCAGATCTCCGTGCGCTGACTGTCCTCGGCGCCAGTAGGGAAACCCCACTTCAGGTAGATACCGAACAGCAGCGGAGTTGCGGTCAGGAACGCCAAGGCCGGCGGCAGACCCTGCTTACCGCTGAGGTTTGTCAGGATCGAGTTGCGCCATTGCGACGAGATGTCGAACGCGCTCACCGCACGCACCCGCGCCACGTAGGCTCCAGCATAGATGCCGACCACGTCGACGTTGGTCATGCCGGTGCGCTGCAGCTTGATCCAGTTGCCGCTGTCCTTGCGCCATTCGATGTCATAGCCAACTGCGCCGGGAACGGCTGGCCAGGCGATAGTCATAGTGGCTACCGACAAGCCCTGCGAAATGACCGAAGCAGAAGTAAGCGTAACGCTGGCTGGCGGTGGAACCACAGTGATTGGAATCACACTGATTGGACGCTCTTCTAGTCGCGCACCAGTGTCGATGTGCGCGAACTTGCTCGGGTCGTACTGGACGGCCGAGATCTCAAACACTCCCGGTTCCGGCCGAGACACCGCAGTAACCCGATACAAAGGGACGGCAAGGTCATCGGCATCCAGCGCCCAGACCAGTTCAGACTCTGGGGCCACCGAGTAATTTGCGGTGACCGTGATCGCGCGGCCAGCTACCGATTGCACGGTGCGTCCCTCGCAGGTGCCGTTCGGCAGATTCAAGATCAGCCGATCACCGGCCTTCGCTTGAGTGTCGCGATCCAGTTTTATGGTGCGTCCAGCGACTTCCGAAATACGTCCGCCGATGGGGCGACCTGCAAGCAGTTCATCCGCAACGGGGATCACATATCCTGGCAACGGAATCCGACCATCAAGGCCGACTTTAAAGGTGATTGCACGATCGCGCGAGTTGGTAAGTAGCGCCCACTTCCCGCGGCGCTGCGCCTCCGACTCTCGAGTGCAGCCGATGGCGCTGATCTCAAGTGGATTATCACCATAACGGCGCTGAAGTTTTGGGTCAGTAACAGCCGTGACATCGGTGTCGTAGTTGTTCGACGGATTGTCGTAGCTGATCAGGGCGCGACTGTACCGGGTGCGCTCCGATGCGCTCGAGTAAGTGAACTTGCCGTCGATCACGTTCGCCCTAGTGTAGGCGAAGTCAAAGTCAGTCGCGCGCGGCATATCCGAAAGCGAAAACACTTGGCCTTGAGCCCAGTAAGTCATGCCTCGGTAAATTGCCGAAATGTCGCGCAACAACGACCAAGCATCGGCTTTGCCTTGCAGGTTCAGGCTACAAAGGAATCGAGGTTCTTGACCACCCTTCCCGTCCGGCACCAATTGGTCGCAATACTGGGCAATCCGGTAAAGCTCCCATTTGTCGACTTGCCACGGCTTTATGCGCCGGCCAAGGCCGAAGCGATCGCTGACGGTGATGTCGTAAGTCATCCATGCAGGATTATCCGACCAGGCCTGTTTAAACGTGCCGTCCCAGATCCCGGTGTAGCTTCGAGTTTCCGGGTTGTAGTTGCTCGGCACCGGCAGTTTTTTCAGCAGGGTGTCTACAGTCACTGCCGGGATACTTCGGAACTGTTCGGCGGAGAACTCGATGTAAAGCAGCGCAGTGTTCGGGTACCGAAGCTTCGCATCGATCACCTCGGTGAAGCCCGCGATGTTCATCGTGTCGGCGATTTTGTTGGGGTTGTTCTGATTCGGTGTGATTCGCGTGACGCGCATTAGCCAACCGCTTGTGGCGGCAGGTAAGTCAATACGGCGGGTTCGTTCATAAATGCTTCCGGTTTTGCCGTCGACCGCCTCACTCAGCACCTGCTGATATGTGCCACCGTCTGTGGCAAGTTCGACCTTGTACTCAATCCGGTAGCCATTCACGTTGCCGTTTGCATCGACAGATTGAAGCATGGGCCAGGCAAAGCGCAGGCGCACCGCCGACAAATCGGTATTGGTAATCGCACGCACCCAAGGCGTCCCGCTGCGCAGCTCAATGCCAAGAGTGGTTTCATTCTCTACTGACGGAATACCCTGGATGTAGTCCTGTTCAATTGAGCCGTTGCGATACTCAAACTTCACGTTCGGGAAGTTCATGTTTCCTTGCGGATCTTGCAGTGGCGTGTTGTCGAGATAGATGTCCTGAGCGGTGGGATTGCCGGCAAACTCGCCCTCACCCATCGCGATCAGCATTTTTGCCACGGCCACCGAGCGCAGACTATCTGGCGCCTCGGTCGGCGTTTTTGGCTTGCTGCTGCCGCTCTTCTCGCCGTGGACTTCCATTTGCAGAGCTGCGCCCATCTTTTCCTCCAGGTCATAAAAAACCGCCTCTCGGGCGGTTGTGGTGTTCGTTCGTTCGGCTACATCTGGTCTTCGGCGTAGATCGCGGCGCTTATGATTGCTCCCCCTACACGGCGCTTGCCGTAACAGAGCGGGACCGGGTTACCCGATGCGGTAGTGTTCTTGGCGCTGCCAAAGGCGTAACCGGGAGTGTTTTCGGGTGACGCGCTGGTCTTCAGACCGTTGGCTGCGGGGCTGAGCATTTGAATCACGCCGCCGATAGCCATCGATGCCCCCATCGTGATCAGCGCGGAGCCAAAGGGCGCGCCGGCGCCAAATGTTCCGCCGGTGATGACCAAGCCGACAACGATAAGCACCGCGCCGATAATCGTTTGAAGTCCGCCAGCCTTCTTGCTGCCAGTGATGATCGGCGCGATCCGAATCTCTCCATCCCCCCCAAATCCCAGCTCCGACTCTCCGATATTTGTTTTACCTCGAAATACAGCGAACTCGATTCCGCGAGATTTCGCATTGGAAAGGAATCTTTCAAAACCGGGGATTTGCACACAGAGAGCCTTGATGGCTTCAGCGGGCGCCCTCACCGAAAGGCGGAAGGAGCGGCCGAACTGGCGAAGTTGCCCATAAAGCAAGATCGTTGTCATGGGCTGATAATTGATTGCCAGTGCGGACATACTTTTCTCCATGCAATAAAAAACCCGCCGAAGCGGGTTTTGAAATAGGTTTCGATCAAAGGCAGCTTTGCAGAGCGCTCAGTCGTTTAGCAGATATCCAGTTGTTCAACACTGCGTAATACTTGATCACCGCACCGGATGCTCCAGGTTGAATGTCGACGAAATATTCAGATCCGGCAGTGAACACGGTGTAGCCATTATCGCGCCCAGGCTGAAGAGTCGCTTCAGGCGTTACCCCGAACAGGGATTGATTCTGCCATTCGTACTGAGTGCACTGAGCGACTGCCTTGTCAGACTTTTTCGAGTACAGAATCTTGTCCGGCCCTTTCTGCCTAGCTTCGTTCATCGTCGGTGCCATACACCCCGCCAACAGCGCTACCGCCAGCGCTCCTAAGATCAATTTCATGCAGGTCACTCCTGTGGAAAATGGCCCACGATATCACTGCGTGCCCTTGTGGCGCAGCACCAACCGTGTGCGGTCAAGTCACGGCCCGCCGAAGACAATGACATCAGGCGCTAGTCCGTACATATGGTGTAAAGAACGGGCAAAAACCGAACGCTGCGGCATGTTCCAAACAAAAAAAACCGCCCGACGGCAACTCCGTCAAAGACATTTATTCACAACTTCGGCTCGTCGGTTTTTACGCCAATCCATCAGTCCAGACGTGAAATACAATTCAACGCGGCTTCCATTTGAAGAGTTCTTAAAATCCGCAAACTCAATCTGGCCTGCGCTTACGACTGTCTTACCACTATCAGGAAGCGGCTGCACAAAAACGTCGTAATGCGCCCCAGCTATGGACTGATTCTGCCAGCCATAGAGAACACATTCGGCCACAGTAGTAGCATCTTTTTTACTGTTAAATGTTTTCCATGGCCCGTCAGCACGACGCTCGCTCATTGAGGCACAACCAGCCAACAGCGCTACCGCCAACGCTCCTACGATCAATTTCATGCAGGTCACTCCTGTGTATCTACTGGCAATGGAGCCCTGACGTTCGGGGGAACAGAAACAGACTTGGATCGAATTGTGATCTCCACTTGATCGGGATCGACGCCGTATGTCTTCGCAAGTCTAAGTACGGCTTTGTCCATGTGTAATGGCCCAAGATCGCGCGGTTGCGCACAGAACGGCAGAGGATCTCCGACGGTAAAAAACTCATCACTCTCAAACTCAGTAAGTAGCGGCCACTTTCCCGACTTTCTTGCCGCGAAGAAAGGTTTTAATAACTCATTCTTTTTCTCTTCTTTTTCGTCGCTTAGATCCTCTAAAGAACGAATTTCGGAAAATCGGAAAAGCAAGGCTTCCCCAGCCCTCCTGGGAAACACTAGCTCATGAATTTTAGCGATCCAAGAAGGGGTTGAATTCTGACAAAAGATTAGATAATCCACATCCTGCCAATTGTTATGCTCGGTTATTGACGCCCCGAGGTTCATCGATCCTTCTTGGGAGATAGAAGAAACCATCTCCGAATCGGGGTTGATAGCGACGGTTCTAATCATGGTGGTCCCTCACGCAAAACGTTGATCCTAGCGTGATCCTGTCCGTGCATCCAGTGTGGATGAAAGGACAGTATCCATAGCGAGAGACGGCGTAGTAGCGTTGTGCCGCCGAACTACCGCATAGGAGGCTGGTATGGCATTCGTTACGGAAGAAACTAAGAAATATGTCGTGACAACTGATAAACCGAAGAATGATCACTGGACACACATCTATGGGATCGGACAGAAGGTGCCTGTTTCTGGCATTTATCGTTGCTACCACTGTGGTGATGAGATCACATCAAACGAAGGTGATCCGTTTCCACCGCAGAATAAAACCCAGCACCAGTGTCAGGGAAAGCCCGTCCAATGGGAGCTGATTGTCAGAACTCAAACCAAAGCTTGAGCGGGAAACTGTGGATGCTGGCCAGTCCTTTGCCTGCAAGCCCAAGGACTGGGATTGCGCCAATTTCGGCGCGAATAACGCAAGGAAAGTGAAATGAGCAAGCCTGAAGAGCCAATGACAAAAGATACGCTGGACGGCTCGTATAACTACGGAATCCTGTCCGTGCTTCAAGTTTTAACCGGCTTTATATATGAAAAATCGACTCCTCATGAACGGCAATATTTAAAGGCGCAGCTAGAGCGCGCGAAGGCACATCCGATTGCCAAATGGAACCGGAAAGAGGAAATCGATTTTTTTGAGACTCCTTTTGAGTCCGCAGAGTCGGTCATGAAAGGGATAGATGAGCAGCTTGCCGCTCACGCGAAAGGCTGATTGCTTCCTTCACTTGGTACATAGCTGCAAGCTTCAAAAGCAGCTCATTCTGGGCTGCTTCCTTCTCCGATGGTTGATTCATTAGCCAAACTCCAAGCGGTTAATTCCGCATCATGTAATTGAAGGTGCATCTTTGTGCCGGAGGATTAGGCGTGTTCTGTCGAGCCACGGCCCGCCAAAAACTATTACCTCCGACGGTCTGCCGTATAGGTGGTGCAGCAGGAACGGACCGGGACCGAACGTCGCAGCATCTTCACCCGGCAGCGCAGGATCAGTGCCGAGGAATATCCCGGCGTGGTTTGGGTAAACGGTGCGCCCCACTTCCATCACGATCATGTCGCCGTGCTGGGGATGGTCGACGCGGTCGAAGCCGGCTGCCTCATAGTTCGCTTCGTAAAGGCTGGTATTGTCCTTGCTTTCCCACCAGCCATCGGCGCGCTTGAAGGCTTCGAACTCCAGCCCCCACTCGCGCTTGTACCAATCGGCGCAGACCTGCCAGCAGTCCCACGCACCGTGGACGAATGGCCGCTTTAGCAGCGGCACTTCGCCGGTGGGCATGACAGTGCGCAGATCGCCTTCCGGCCAGCTCAGGATGTGCCATGGCATCGCCGTCGCTTCGCACATCGCTAGGTCACGCGGTGAAGGTCTGCTGGTGGCGTCCGGATGCGAGTGGACAACGCCAATCACTTCGCCGATGTCTTCTGCCTGGGCGTATTCCTCCGGATCTATTCGGAACTCCTCGTTCGGCTCGTTCGAGACGTTGCGGCAAGGGTAATACTGCTGTTTGCGGCCCACGGCCAGCAGCAGCCCGCAGCACTCTTTTGGGTACTCGGCCGCCGCGTGCGCCTGGATCGCGCTCAAGATGTGCTTGCGCATGGTCAGCTCCGTGCAATAAGAGAAACGGCTGGAAAGCCACCGTGTGGAAGCTGGTTGTTTTCGCCGAAGCGCAACTTGCAGGACTTTAATCCACCCTTGCACTCGTCCTTGCTGGGGTCGTCGACGGGATTGTCATCGTCATCAAACATCGCCCCACCGGTGTAGTTGCAGTTAGGTCCGCGATAGCCGCCGGTCATGGCCCAGTGGCAGAAGGTCGTCATCTGCCGCCCGGGCAACCCGTGGTTGTCGATCTCACCCGGGGACGAAAGCTCCCACTGGACAACCTCACCGTCTTCGCCTGTTTTCTGGTCGATGAACCAGATTTCCAGCGTCTCTTGCGTCGGGTCTGCTGTCGGATTTCCCTCCGGAAAGTTCGCAGCATCCAGATACTGGGCCAGCGTCTCCCGCACTGTCAGTTGAAACTTCAGCAGATCATCGAAGGCCAGGCACAGCGCGGTGATTCGCCCATTGACGTTGCCCGCCATGAAAGTCGGCCTGGTGGCGCTACCATTACTGTCCGCACCAATGCCCTCGATCTGAACTGGCCACGCCGCGTACTCATTGCCTTGCCAGAAGATCGACTTCGCAGGCAGGTCATCAATCGAGCCTTCGTAAGCGAGCAATTCCTCCGGTGTATGCGGAATTGCGTGTGCATGGAAACGCAGAAAATCCGCGCCATATTCAGTGCCGTCAATTTCGAACAGACGAATCTCGCCTCCGGGCTCCAGTTTCTGGATGTCCGTGATCAGTGCCATACGGCGTTACCTCAAGGATGAAAGGTTTGTTCGAATGTGGCTGTCAGCGTGTAAACCGATCCGCCTTTGTGGGATGGCTGAAAGCCCGCGCATTTGTAGAGACCGAGTTCGCCCAGCGGCGGCGTCCACAGGAACGCTTTCGCGCCCTTGTGGCGACGGAGGAAGGCAATGATGTTTTTGATTTTTGCCGAACTCCCGGTATAGCTGACAGGCCATGACTGCTGTTCGTTGTTGATGCCGTCAGAGACAGTTTGGCCGTAACCATCACCGAACTGCTTGGTTCGGGTGCGCTGCTTGATATCGCCAGTCGCACCCTTCTCCGTCTGCCAGGTGAAGCGCTCAATTGCCATGAATTACCCCTTGATCGCCCGGTTGATCTTGCCGCCCTGCCGAAGGTCGACGCTCACCAACTTTTGATAGCGCTGATCGACAAAGTCGGCGAGATCTTTGCCGAACTGTTCGTACGCAGGATCGTCCGTGGCAGAACTGGTCGAACCGTTGCTGGCTACCGAAACTTGCACATTGATCTGCGTCGGGCTTCCACTAGCGCCAGAAATTGCAGCCAGTGCAGGCCCGCCGCCGGTGGTCAGCGGCGTAACGCTGCCACCATTGGCACCGGTCATCAGGAACGACCGGCCACCCTCGTTGTAGAGCTCCGGCCCCAGTTCGTTGACTTCGTACAGAGAGTTCGGCGCAACAGGCCCGCCAGCAGCCCGATATCCGGAGAGATCAAACCCCGTGTAGCCGGCCTGCGACGCTCCGAGATCTGACGACACTGCACCTGCAGACCCAGCGGCCAATCCATTGCCACCGCCACCACCGAAGTACGAACCCGCCGCAGATGCAGCAACGCCGAATAGAGCGCTGAGCCCTTGAGACGTAGCCTGTCGAGCGGCGATCTTCGCCATATCCGCCAACACCGACTTGGTGAAGTCAGAAAACGAGAATTTGCCGTTGATGGCGAACCTGGCTACAGCGTCCTCTGCCGAGCTGAACGCATTAGTGAGCAGGCTTTTCGTCTGCCCCGCCGCATTCTGTGCGGACTCCAGATAGTTCTGCCACGCCGACGAAGCTCCAGCGCTCCAGTCGCCCTGGGCTGCCGTCATCTCGTCGTAGTTGGCTTGAACCGTATCGTGCAGATCCTGCTGAGTTGCCTTCAGTGCCGCCAGCTTCTGCGTGTACTCGTCGAGGCTCATGCCGCGCGAGCCATCGCCGTACTGGTTCGCCAGATCCAGCTTCTGCTGATTGAAGCGATCGTCGATGCCGTTCTGCTGGCTCATCAGATCGCGCTGACGATCTCCCAGGCCGATGCCCGCCGCCGCACGCTGGCCCTGCTCACGCAAAGTTTTGACTTGTTGCTGCAGCGCGCTGCTATAGGTATTGACGGCCTCGGCCTGCTTCTTCAGCCGGCCTTCTTCGTTCTTCGCCAGCACGCTCAATTCGGTGTCAGCATCCTGCTGCACCTTGACCATGGCAGCCCGGGCGTCGGCAATTTTCTGGTCAAGCTGGATGCGCTGTGTGGCCGATGTGCCGGCTTTGCTCTTCGCCGCTTCCAGTGCGGTGATCTCAGCCTCATAAGCTGCAGTGACCTCGTCGCGCTCGTTGCCGATCATGGCTTCACGCGCTTGCAGATAATCAGGCTGCGAGATCAGCCCAGCCTTTTGCGAAGCCTCCAAATCCTTTTGAGCATTTTTGTACTCGGCGAGCACGGTATTGAGCGCGTTTTTCGAGTCATTGAACCCGGATAGATCGACGCTACCCGCAGCAGCTTTGGGGTCCTTTTTCTGCTCGTCGATTGCCTTACGCAGTTTGTCGTAGGCGCCACCAGAGAACTTTTGGCCGTCGAAGAACACACCGTCGAGCAATGGGGATTTCTGACCGGTCTTTTCGGCGTCTTGATAAAGCGTCGTGAACTGATCGTTGAGCTTCTTGTAGGCCTCTTGACGCTTTGCGAGTGGGTTCAGGTTGTCCATCTGCTTGTCCAGTTCCTTCTGGGCAGCGATCAATTCCTTGTTCGCCCGGGTCGCTTCACCAGTCGCGGCAGTGTTGTTTTCGCTCACTGATAAGCGTGCCTTCAGTCCTGCAAGCTTGGCCTCCAGTGCCGGCGTCGAGTCGTCGTTCTCACCGTCGTTCAACCCCAGAAAGGAATTGAGCGAGCTCAGCCCGTTTGATATTGCACCTGTGACCCCGCCCCCTTTCCGGGTATCCAGCACGCGCTGGGTGATCTCAATCTGCTTTGCCAGATCAGGGAAAATCTCTGACCTGACTTCAGCATAGGCGCCCTTGATGGCCACCTTCACCCGATCCCAATCGCGTTCGATATCGGACAGGGATTTGCGGTAATGCTTCAAGCGCTCCTGAGCCGACTGATTGAGATCTTCACTTAGGGTGTCGAGGGCTCGCTGATGGTCGCCCTGATCATCAATCGCCTTGATCGTCTGGTACTGCTCGTAGGTGAGCAGCCCATACTGGTCGCTGATCTTCTCCGCGGCTTCTGTGGCGGTGTCACCGGCATTCGCGAGCGACTTGGCGATATCTCCAGCGCCCTTCCCTGTCACCTCACCAATTGCTGCGGCGGCCTGAGCCAGGTTCTGCATTTGGACGCCGCTGGTAGCGGCACCGGAAGCCAGTGCTATCACCGCCTCGCGAGCGCCTGCAAAGTTCTCAGTGATCGCCCCGGCGGTATCGGCCATCACCTTGAGGCTGGCAATGCTCTGACCGGCATCGTTCGATCCGCCGTTGATGGCGACGTTGAACTCGCGGGCCTGCTTCTGTGCGTCGAAGTAGGCATAACCCAGCGCGCCGAGGACACCGGCCAGCAAGCCGGCGGGAATCAGTGCTGCGGCCAGGCTCTTGGCAGACGCGCCCGCACCAGCGCCCAACTGAGCGACAGCCCGCGCACCACTTCCCCAATCCCCAGACTGCAGGGCATTGGTCAGCTGCATTACGTTTTCTTGAGCCTGGCGGGTGCCGAGCTTCAGCTTGTCGAATGCAGTTTCTGTCGCGGTCAGGCCGTCACGATCTTTACCGATCTTCGCCAGCGCCTCACCGTAACGAGTCGCGTCGATCTGGCCGGCCTTGTACAGATCGTTGAGCGCTTTCTCCTGCGCCTCCAGCTTTGCCAACTTCGCAGTGACCGGGTCGATGCCGTTGACCGTACGCTTCAACGCTTCGATCTGACGGTTTTCAGCGTCGATCAGCCGCTGCTTCTGCGCCATTTCCTTGGCTTCAGCTTTCTCGATGCGCTCATATGCCTTGCCAAGCCGATCCTGATATGACTCCTGCTGCTCGATGGTGACGAGACCGCCCTTGCGAGCGCGCTCCAGCAAGCCTTCAGCCTGGATCAGTTGCTCCATGCTGCCGATGTTGCCGGACATCGCCTTGTCGAGCTGGCTGATGATTGCGATTTCACTGGCCGCGCTGGCACCTGCCTTGCGGCTGGCATCGACCTGGCGCTCTTTGGCGCTCGTGGCCTTGTCGATGCCCTGAGCAGCCTCATTCTCGGCCTGACTGATCTTCTTGCCAGTGCTGGCCAGGCCTTCGCCCGACTTGCCGAGATCATCAATGGCTTTTTCAGCATCGACCGCCGAATCGACCAGCTTGTCGAGATCGTCAGCCGCCTTGGATGCGGACGAGGAGTTCACCTCGATACCGAGGGACGCGAAGGTGGTGCTCATTTACTGTCCCTCTGTTCCGCCATCACCCGCAGGGCTTCGGCTTCCATGACGCGGATATCTGGAAAGACGTCGGTGACCTCCGAGCGGGTAAGGCCGAGAAAGCCGGCGACGTGGCGAATTGACGTGTAATCGAGTCCGGTAGCGCCGCACGCGCCTGTACGCCACTGAGTGCCCATGGCCTCGAAGACCTTGTAGGCTTGCCAGACATCAGGCAAGACCTCACAGATCTCATCGGGTATGTCACGAAGAGAAAGGCCGAAGGCCGCCAGCGACTCGGCTGACGGCCCCGGCTCGTACAGCTTGCGGGAGACGCTTAGGAGTTTCCCAACCGGGCCTTGCTGAAAGCATCGGAGTAAGCGGCCAGCACTGCACTCGGCGTGGCGGCAATGGAACTGACCAGGATGCGCAGGTTTTCGTCGGTGAACTCTTCAGCGATATCCCAGCCGGCGACAACCGCTTTCAACTGCTCGACCTGCAGATCAATCAGCAAAGCCGTGAACTGCTCAATGCCGGCCTCTTCCGCTTGTTCTTTGAGGGCCTTATGACGCTCGCCCCACTCCGCGTAGAGGCCAGCCAGTTCGGTGCGATCGCGATATTTGAATTCGAACTCAACGCTGACCGGATCACCACCCACCGTTGGTAGCATGACAATGTGCTTGAAGGTTGGATTCCGGGCGAGTGTGAACTTTGCCATGTGCCTTCCTTACGCCGAGGCGCTGTAACGAGTTGGGCGACCGGTTAGCGCGATGCTGATCACGCGGGTCATCAGATTGTTGCGCGACATGGTCGGGGTCGAAGTGATCGAGACGTAGCCGTTGTAGATGATGCGGCTGCCGCCTGGCAGGTTCAGGCGTAGAACGCGGGCCTGCTTGTCGTCGTCCGCGGCCTCGCAGACATCGACATAGGGCTGCGACGGATCGTCGGCGACCGTGATGGTCAGCGTGATCGGATTCTTGGTGGTCGGCATCTGGCGGTCGTCATCGTCAGCCAGGAAGCCGAACGTCAGAAACTGCTGGTCGCCGCCGCTCGACCCGAGTTCGGTGATTTTCGAGATCTCGGTGAAGGTCGTCACCTCGCGGGCGGCACCGACGCCCGAGCCGGCCGGATACTGCTGAATGTTCGTGGTGTTCACGCCATCGAGCGCAAAGGTGCCGCTGGCAATCTCGCCGACTTGCACGGCGCGGCCGTCCAGACGGGTCCAGCCAGAGCTGACGGCGATGATGTCGCCCTCGGCCAGTCCGTGCGCTGCAGCGGTCGCCACTGCCGGATTGGCATTGGTCAGGGCGGTGAATGGGATTGCAGCGCCATAGGCGGAAGCAATTTCGAACGTCGCGCCGTTGGGCATTTGAATGCCGGCCATGGGGTTTTCCTCTCTTCAGAAATGACAAAACCCGCTCAATGGCGGGTTCTGGGTTTGCCCAATGGGCGGATTAGTTGGTGTCGGCGCGGTACGCGAACGAAACCGCAACGGTATAGGTCGTGTCGTCTGGGATACCTGGCCCTTGATCGACTGGCGTTATGGTCACCACGGTCAGTGCATTCTTCGTGATTCGCTCGTACAGCGGAAACAGCGCGGCGATCTGGTCAGCCAGCGCGCCGGCCGCGCCGCGATACTTGCCCGCCGGCGTCACGATGCTGACTTGAAACACACCGGTGAACAGCTTGTGATCACCGCCGAGCGTGCCGCTTGCGGTGTCGCCCGGCAGAGTGAAAGCTCGAAGGTAGGTGACGCCAGTTCCGGGCTCATAGGTCTCGTTCTCGACGACAACCTTGATGGGCACCGGCAGCGCTTTCGCCCAGGCAATCAGTCTGGCCTCGTAGATCGAAGCGATGATGTTGTGGCTCATACCTGGTTGTTCCTGATGGCTTCGTCGACGATCTGCTGGAACCGCGCGAGCGTGATGCGCACCATGCCGCCCGGTGCCTGCTTGGAATGGCCGTACTCGAGTGGCACCGCATATGGCAGGTTGTTCACGATGTACGCCGTTTGCCCAATAGTCAGTTGCTCGACCTGAAGCCTAAGCTTCGCCAGCGTGACGCCGCCGGCCGGATCGACCTGATCAAGTTCGCCTTCTGCCGGTGCCCCTATAGAAAATTGCCAGTTACCGCGGAACCGGCCACCGACGTAATCCTTGCCGGCAACCAGTCCATTCACGTTGAAGTTTTGGTCGCGCTCGGTTTTTGTCAGCGGCTTCGCATACTTCACGCCGCGCTTCAGTTTGCCGGCTTTGGTGAAATTGCTCTCGTCGAGATTGATGAGGGTGTTGCGCACGGCAACCTTGAAATCGTAGTCGTCGGCGGCGCGGGTGTTGGTTGCGCGATGCGCCACGTTCGCGGCCCAAATCTCGGGATTGCCCACCGGCGACATCCGAATAACGCTGCTGCCGATCTCGATCACGATTTCTCGGAAGGTGGCGTCCAGTCCTGCCTGGGCCTGCTCGGCGAACTGACGGATGTTCTCGGCGAAACTGCCGTTGAGGCCTGAGTATTTGCTCATGACCGCACCTGCAGCTCATAAAGGATCGCCGTCCCGGCGGGATTCACCTCTTTCAGCGGCGGCACAATTGACCAGGTGCGTCCCTGAATGATCACCTTGTTCAGCAGATCCGGCACCCATTCCAGCCCCTGTGCGGCAATCTTGAGCTTCTTGTCGCCCTGCTTGATGAGGCTGTTGTTCTGGAATTCCTGACCGGTGAAGTCGAGCAGGACGCCTTGGGCGGTCTGTTCAATGGTGGCGCCCGGCGCCTCGCCGCCCGTCTCCGGGTCATACTCGCCCGGCTCGGTCTTGCTGATGGTTACGGGCTGGCCAAACTCTGTGATCATCTCCAGAGCCATCACGGCCATTTCGTCGTAGAAGGCCATGGTGGCTCCTGATGTAAAAAGCCCAGCTCGATGGCTGGGCTTCCTCAAATACCTCGGATCAACCGAACGTTAATGTAACTTTCGCTTTGGATGGATCTAATGCATTCAGGATGTCCACGCCAACCTCCGGGAGCAACATCCATTGAGGTTTGCCAAAAGTCTGCGGATATCCCATCCCACCCTCTTCAAACCAGCGACACGCGACGCTCAGATCGGATTGACCATCCCAAAATCCCGAGGCAATCGCAAACTCACCATTGTTGAAAATGATGCTCTGTACTTTAAATTTGTTGGTGCTATTCAACATGCTAATAACCTCTGTCGTTATCTGATAACCCCAACCGTTTTCAGCCACCACGTTTGCGGCTCTACTCACTTGGGGAAAAGCGAAGATCTCCTGATTCATTCACCGCGTCAAATGCTCAGCACCACTACGCTCTCACGGCGAACAACCCGCGTTTCTGTAAATAATCAGCAAACTGCGTGGCGCTCGGCCGGTCCGGCGCCGCCGGCAGCAGTCGGCCGCTGGTGTTAGAGATCGTCGCGTATTCGCGAGTTACGGCACCTTCGACACGCTCCAGCGTTACCGCGCCTTTGCGCTTCTCGATCGGGTCGACGTCATCGGTGTGGATCTCGGCAGCCAGCGCCATCTGGCCGTACTGGAGTCGAGCCGGCAGGTAGTTGTCAGGCTTGATTTCGTAGTCCAACTCAACGCCTCGGCGCGGCCAGGACAGCGCCTGTTCGCTGTTGGACTTTCGCCCTTTCCACGTCATGCCATCCATTGCCAGCGCAGCCCGGCGCAGCAGCGCTTCCTGTGCTGGCACTCCTGCCGGGATGGTCACGCCGAACTTCTCGGCGTACATAGCCAGATCCTCGGCGGATGCATAGCTTTCGGCGTCAGGCTTACCGGTACCGTCCTCGATGATGAGAGTCATGAATCAGCTCGCTGTGGTGTTCTGTTTCGAGTGCCGAGCTCCTGGGCACCCGGGTGATTACGCCTGCTGTAGGTCAGCAACTGCCTTTTCCAAAGACTCTTTCGAGGCGTTGGCCCGGTAGGTTACGCCGGCAACGTCAAGTTTGGCCTTGAGCTCAGCAATATCCTTTGCCTCTTTGGTTTCATCCGTATTCAACCTGGCTTGAGCAGCTTGAGCCAAGAGGTCGTCTACCTGTTTCTGAAGGAGGCGCGACTTCTCGACTTCGGAGTCGCGCTCACCGACCAGAGTCTCAATCTGCAGGCGAATGCCGTTGAGGGCATCGAACAGTCGGATCGGCAGCTCGCCGGCGTCAGGATGCTCAAGCTCAGTCAGACCTTCTGCGGCTTCGATCAGTCGCTGGATTCCGTCTCGCTCGGCGCGGAGTGTGGTGTTGTCCTGTTCCAGGCTGCCAAAGGTGTCAGCAATATCTGAATCAACCGGCTGGCTGATCAAAGGCTTCAACACAGAAACTTCGACGCCCTGCGCCTCATAAGCATCGACTACCTTCGGCCAGTCGCCAATCACAACTGCATGCGTCACACCCGCTTCAGGCCGATCGAAGTGCGCTGGATTGCGGTACCGCTTTTCCGGATCGAAGTCCGAGTTCTGAGTGGAGTAAACCAGTTCCATAAAAGTCTCCGTAGCGGCCATTGCTGGCCGCTGTCAGGGCCAGTATCAGCCACCGGCTGGTGGTGTGGTAGTCAGAGAAATCAGCACGCCAGCAGTCACCTTGTTGCTGTTGGAATGCTTGACCCAGTTCGCAGCCGAACCCACGGCGGCAAGCGTTGGGTTCGCACCGCCAGCGGTTTCCTTCCAGCTGTAGCCGAGAACATCAATGTTGACGGTGCCTTCAGCGCGGTAGCCGATGCCCAAGTTCTCTTCGTCGTTCACCGCGTACGAACGGAAACCGGGCGCCTGAGATTCAGTGATCACCACAGCGTTTGGCAGCAGGCCGAAAATCACATCTGCGGGCGCGGTGTCGGTGACCAGCACCGGCTTGCCGAGAGTACCTGGCAGGCCGCCGTAGATGACGACACCCGCCTCTTCGTAGACCTTGTTCGCGATCGCCTCGTCGACAATGTCAAAGTAAGCACTGGAGTGCATGACCCACAGAGCAATTCGGCCGAACTTGTCGCCGAACTTGCGCATGCCGCGAGTCAAGGTCTTCTTGCCGTCGGTCTCGATATTGGCGGAAACCACCATGTCAGAGTTGGAGCTGATCGAGGCCCGCAGCGCAGCAGTGGCGTACTGGATGAAGCCTTCCAATGTGGCGTCAGCAACATCGGCGCCGATGATCTGGGAGAACTCGTCGACCGGACGACCGCGGCGCTTGAAAGCCTCTTCGGTGGTCTGGTACGGGCCGTACTTCCACGGAGCCTTGACGCCAACGGCTTCGCCCGCGCCGATCTTCTTCGCGGTTACCTTGCCGGTAGAGTTGACGTCGCGATGCTCCAGCGAGCCGCCGATCTTGTAGAAAGAGCGCTTGCGGAAGTCGCCTTCGATCAGCTCGTTGTCGAGAACGATCGCGCCATTGGACGATGCGTTGAACACATCGAGGTTGTCCTGGACACGCTCCAGGTATGCGGTTTGCGCCTCATCGTTGTAGATGATCAGGTCGCTGTTCACAGTCGTTGCCATGGGTGAATCCCCTTACTTGGGCAATTGCAGATATGCGGTTTGGCCGTGCTTGCGCTGGTAGTCGCGCTTTTGCTCAGCAGTCATTTCGGAGCGTTTGAATGCAGCCTGGCCGCCACCCCCGCCCGGGGCTTGTGTCCCTGAGGCCCTTGGCCACAGATGAGGTGCGCTTTCGCGCAGAGATTCCGCCCATTCGAGCGGGGTCAGAGGGGTCTTGCCGTCTTTGCCGAGGATGACTTGGCCGGATTCATCAACGGCGACCGCTTCACCCTCTTCGTTCAGCGAGAACACGCCTTTGGCGCGCAGGATGATGTCGTCGGTTGCTTCCGGGAGTGCGCCGGCTTTAAGCGCTGCACCGCGAACCGAATCGCCCAGGACTTTGCCCTGGAACTTGGCGGCGAAAGCTTCGGCCCTCTCGGCGCGCGCTGTGACTGTCTTCAACTGCTTGTCGTAGTCGCCACGCAGGCGTTCGGTGCGGCGGTTGAAGACCTCGTCGACCTTACCCTCAGTCAGCAGCTTGGTTTCTTCGTCTTGGCCGGCACGACTGAGCAAGCCTTTTACGGCGTCAATGTCGATGCCCTCAAATTGCGTTTCGAACTGGGTCAGCTTGCCTGTGGTTTCCTTCAGCTTGCCCAGCAGTTCGGAGTTTTTGGTTTTCAGACCAGAAACAGAGGACTCAACGGCAGTCGCGATTGCGGCCTTGATTGCCGGGTTGTCCAGGTCGATTTCGTTCTCTTCTGCCACGTTGTTGTACCCCTCGGTTATGTGTGACCCGCTTTGCAGGCATAAAAAAACCCGCAGGTGCGGGTTTTCATTATCAAATCTATATATCGTCTCTGCTTTCCGTGTCCTATCAGGATCAAGTGACAATGCTCGAAGCCGATACCGCTGCTCCTTCCCCAAGCTCTCTAAAGAATGCTTTTAAAATTGCGCTTATGTCGTCAGCTCTATTGCTCACAGGCTCGCTTACCACAAGTCTTAGTGGCTGGATCACAAGCAACCAAACCGTAAGACTCGCCGAAAAAACCAGCTGCATCGCGCGGCTAGACAAGCAAGAGGAGTCTCTCAGGATCAAAGGAGACAACTTCATCACCTCACTTGCCTCGCTAAGCGCCTATTACTTTTACCCCGACCCAACAGAACAAATGAAAGCCGAGCGCTTGGAAATGGTGTCTAAAGCTGGTTATGCCCTTAGTGCCTTTGGCAATGATCGACTCCGAATTGCATCTGGATCATTTGTCAGCTCAATAGTCGACTCGGTGGCTTACACCGAGGTTGAAAACCGGGGGCGAGAAATGGATCGATACAAAAAGAACTTTGAGAACTGGATACTTTCTTTCCAAGCATTCGTCAAAGATATAGAGGAGCAGCGAGAAAAGTGCTAACCAATCAAACACCAGCTTTGGAGAATGCGAGCGGCTCCAAGGCCTTCATTTGCACCAAGTTCAACGGTGCGAAGTTTCGATCTAGCTGCAGCTCAGCGAAGCGTTCGACGCTCAGTCCTCCCTCGCGAAAAAGCTTTGCCCGCACCGGCCCGATTGCCACGTCCTGAAACGCCGCTGGCTGCTGCTGGAGCCAGTGATAATAGTCGAGGCTCGCGCTGACCTGCCCCGCTCCATCTGCGCCCACCGAAGCCCGCGTAGCGCCCTTGGCGAACATCTCGCTGAGCTTGGTCAGCAAGACAAACGTGGTGCGGCAATTCGGGTGAAACGGCGGCCGCGGCCCGGAATCGACCGGAAACCGTCGCTTGTCCATCGACCGACACTGCTGACTGGTCTTGCTGTCCAGCGTGGCGACCATCTCGACTTCAGACACGATGTCGGTATTGGCCTTGGCCACCTCCATACGCGCCTGAGACGACACATGCTGAATTGCGGTGTGCACCACCGTGCTGGCATTGCGGCTAGTAGTTGCGAGAATGCCGTCCTTGTAGCCGGCAGACTTTGTACCGCGAATGTTGCGAATGATCTGGAAGTTCGTTTGCCCTTCGAAGAAACCCTGTCGGATGGTGCCGGTGACGCGCTCGCGCTCGGCACTGGTCCAGCCCTTGATGAACGACTTCAGCAGCTTGCCGCCGCCGGTACCACGCACACTGAGGGGATTGGTCAGCACCGCAGTGCGGATAGCTGCTGCCGTCGGCGCGACCACATCCAACGAGACTCCAACCGGCGCTGAACGGGCCAGGCTCGACGCCTCAAATTCAGCCTCGTAGTTGGCGATGTCGATCAGATCGAGGCTCAGTTGCGTGCTGTAGCGGTCGAAGATGCCCAGCAGCAAGCTATCAACCTCTTTCAGCAGCGCCTCCAGCCGCTTCACGTTGTACTCGGTCAGATCCGATTGGGTGAGCCTGTCGCGAATAGAGCGGTCGATCTCCTTCAGGAAGGGAGCGAACTTGCCGGCCTCCCCTGCCTTCAGCTTTTCGAGGAAGACCGCGTGCCGAATCGTGGCGTCAAGGATTGCTTGGTTTGCCGCCATCTACTTTATCCTCGTCGTCCAGGCCCAAGCCGTCGCCCTGCTCTGCCAGCTCGCCATCGATCTGCTGGTCTGTGCGCTCAGGCGCGATCAGGCCAAGTTTGCGAAGGTAAGCACGCAAATCCGCTTTGGCGAATCCACCGTTCTGCCAGAGGCCGACGAGTGCAGTGATCATTTGCGGATCAGCCGTCAGTTCCACGAATTCTTGGTTGATCTGGTAAGCGACCTTTGCGTCGTCGACGCCCATGTAGGTGCAGCACCACATGATCGCCCTGGTGTAAGCCTCGCTGACGTTGGCCACACAACCGGCGAGCACCGACGTCGATGCAGACTGATCGCCACGTGCTTCGGTCGCTGTCTTGGACGATAGAGATGCCACGACCATGCGGGCGCCGAGTTCGATCATCATCTGGTTCTTGTCAGCCATGGCCTCCTTCACCAGCGTGTTTGGCAGTGGCTGGGCGTACCCGAACTGGCCACCGGCCGGCAGCATCATCGGAGCACGGGAGCCGACGTAAACTCCGTTCTTCTCCATCCAGTCGCGCCACTGTTCGTCCAGACCGGAAATCCATGGCTGTGCCTGGCCACACCAGAAGACGCTGTCCTCGTAGTCGGCGCTGTTCCGGTAATGGCCCAAGTTGATCATGGCGATGTCGTACAGCGGCGACTCATCTATGCTCGGATCGTTGTTCTGCGCGCCGACGAAGGTGAACGGGATCTCTTTCAGGCGGCCGGCGGCGCCGTTGGGCTTGAAGTCCTGAACAACGGCCAATGGCCCGCCACCTTTAGGCCCGGACCGACGCCACACACGACAAACAAAACCATCATCCTCAAGCGCAAGCTCTCGGTATTGCTCGACCACCTTGAAACCAAATCCATCTTCGATCTCCGGCGACTCGCGCAACACCACCAGGGTCAGCACGCTGTGACCGTTCACCATACCCGTGCGCCAGTTGATGATGTCTTCGGCGCAGTACGACAGGATGACGGAGTGGCCACCGGTGCCGGCGTCTTGGTGATAGTCGACATATAAACCGTGGCGACCAGCCTCAAGCACCTTTTCCAGCGTACCTTGCGAGTGCTGGTAAATGCTCACGCCTGACCCATTGGCATTGTCTTGCAGGTACTCCATCTTCTTCGCAACGACCAACGTCGGGTCTTTGTGAAACGCCAAACCAAGCAAACCGTTTCGCGTATGACCAGTGGCGTTCTTGAACACCGCCCGTTCTCGATAGGCCTTGTTGCGATCAACGTTCTCCGGCGACTTATCGTGAGCATTGATGTAAGGCAGTCGGTCGACAACCCGGTGCTGGCCAGCGCAGACATCGCGCACGGTCGACCAGCGATCCAGTACTTCGATGTAGTCCGCCCGCTTGAAGGAAACGTCGTTGCTCATCGGGCGTATCCCATTTTGATAGCGGTGACCGGTTTGATAATCGGGTACTCGCGGTGAATGAAGTAACCGCCGCCGTCGTTGGCGTGGTCGTTGCCTTGGCTCTTGTCTGGCTCGCCATTGGGCGCCCAGATCTGCTGTTCCAGGCCATCGGCGTAGGTCGGGCATGTGAACGGGTTCACCAGGTAACGCCGCTCGCCCTGCGCGTTGCAGAACATGGCGTTCATGGCGTTGATCCGATCCTTCACCGGCGGGTTGGCCGCCGGCGCGATGACCGTGAAGCCCGCCTGCTTGAGCATGGCGATATCGGTGAGGCTGGCATTGACTGACTTGCGCGAGTCGCCAGAGGCGTCCGGGTAGATCCGGATCTCGCAGGTCTTCTTGTAGTCGTTGCCGGTGTGCTCCCAGTACCGCTCTTTGATGCGACGAATCATGTCCGGCGTGTCGTAGCCATCCATCAACTCGTCCACGGCTCGCGGTAGGCCTTGGTCACGTTTGACGTGGGTGATCGCGGCCATTTTGCCGACGTTGAAGTCCATGCCGATGAACAGCGGCTCGCCAGCCTGCACAGTGTCGAAGCACTGGTTCAGCTTGCGGTCGTAAGCGTGGTAGATCGATCCGGACGTCAGGTTGACGAACTGTCCGTTCAGGTACGCGCGGATCAGCTGCTCGGGGTACGACTCCATCAGCGATGCGATGTAGTCGTCAGGCAGGTTCAGCTCGTTGTCGAAGGTGCTGGCCTGGATCAGGCCATACATTTCCTTTAGCGCCGGCTTGTCGCGTAGCTGCTTTACGAACTGGAGGAAGACGAACTTGAAGCCTTCAGGCGTCGTTGTCACGTCTACGCCGTTTTTCAACCCGGGCAGGTTATAACGCATCCGGGCAATGATCTTGCGCCAGGCCTGCTGCGCCTTGATCGACGTCAACACGTCCAACTCATCCACTAGAGCGTGACCGATCTTGAAGCCGACGATGGTCTGCGGCTTCTCCATCGACCGGCAAATCACAGTGCCGCGATACTGCCGGCCGCTGTAAATGTGAACCTCATGGTTCGCCTGGTTGATCTTGGTCTTCAGCCCCCAGTCGTAGGCTACCTCCTCCATTGTTGGATAGAAGATGTCGCGGATCTGCGGGTATGTCGGTGCGAAGTAACCAGCGTTGACGCCGGGCCACTCCATGAAATGCTTGCTCAGTGCTGAGCATCCGACCCAGGTCTTCCCGGAGCCGAATCCAGCAACGAAGGCGCGAAACTTGTGGGGCAAAAGGAGGAACTGCGACTGCGGAACGTTAAGGCTCGGCATTCGGCTTCCTCGCATCCACTACGTCGACCTGAATGCGCGTCGGGATTGCTGGCTCATCGTCTGGCTCATCCTTGCGGTGGCGATTGATGTAGACGTCGCCGACTTCCTTCGCGGCCTGCTCGAGGATCTGCATGGCGAGGCCGATGTTCTTCATCGTCTCGGCCCGCTCGACAAACCGATTCATGGCGCGGAGCCGGAACGCACGGTTTGCGATCGGGATCTCGGCTGTCTCTTCGCGGAAGCGTTTGCGGGTATCTTCAAACACCGCTTTCCACTTCACGCCAAGGTCACGGCCGGCATGCTTAGTTGGGTCGTACTGCTCGCACTGCTGGCGAGACACCTCGACACCAAAAGTTTCCTTGACCGCCTGCACTACCTGAGTCGGCGTATCAAAGCAGGCCAACGCCTGCACAATGAAGCGCTTCACCTCATCTTTCAGGGCTGCCATATGGGTTTATTCCGTCAAGGTCCTGTCAAGGATCAGGCCGACTTGAGCAGACAGGTTCCGCAGGCCCTCGATATGTTCATTTTCCCTACCTCAGCAGGATTGTTTGCAGCGTCCACCAGCTCTTGCACTTGAGGGCTCGCCCCATAGCGACGCACCACACCGACGAACTCTTCAATGTCGTGTCCGCGCATCTCAAGCTTGGGTAAGCCTTCCTGGGTGAACTTGGGTGCGCCGTACTGATCCTTCGCTTGGGCGATGTGATACAGCTCATGTTCGACCAGCGCGCAGAAGTCAGCATCAGAGCACTGGGCGCAGTAGTCGGCAGCCAGCGTGATGATGTAGGCCGGCACGTCGCCGAACCAATCTTGCATCTGTTGTTCCATCCGGGCTTTCTGCCAACCGCCGGCGCGGAACGCCACCTGTTCGGCTTGGCCGACGACCGTGCGCCCCTTTTTCGTAAAGGCAGCAGACGCCCACAACACACAAATGTCAGCATCGATCAGATGGGCGTGGTCTGCGTTGTGAATGCTTCCGGTGTCGGCAAGGATCTCCGCTTGGAGCCATTCCCACACTTGAGGGGCGGGAGCCAGCCGAATGCCGAAATCGGATATTTCGGATAGCTCCAGCATTGCCGTTGGAGGGTATGGCCTGCGCATGGTCATACCCCGGTGCTGTGCTTTGAAAATCTCGCTAGATTTCAGCGAGAAAAGATAAGGTCTAAATCAAAAATCATAGGATTGAGCGGAATGTACGCCATAACCATCCAGTAGCGATCCCAGCATCACAACGCCTGCGGTTACATTTCTAAACTTCGATTTGATACCTTGGGTGCGTTTTTTCATCTTCTTCCCTCCAGGGGCTTTAGTAGGTGATGTACTTCTTTTGTTTTCGCTAGGGGAAATCGAATCCCCTACCTGGTTTTCACATTTGCTGACGTTGGTCTGGTTAATGGTTACTGGGGCGTAGTTCCCGATCACCGTTGTAACAGGTGCCGCGGTGCAGGTCGTGTTCTGCCAGGCTCGCTCACTCCTATGATTTCTGTGATGGCAATAGTACATCATCGAATGACGAGAACTAAACATTCAACGCCGTTAACTTTTAAAAAAACAACTATTTTTCTATCATCCGCACGGTCGCGCTTTGCGCCTGCCAATGTAGCCACGCCACAACTAGCTCCTGCCCGGCAGCCTTCGCAGCGTCGTTTGTGTTGGCGATGGCGCTATCCAGATCAGTCAGGGCCTTACTGATGTCCTGGCCAATCGGTAGCGCTTAGCGCAGTCGGGTGACGTTTCTCACGTGTTGTGTCCTTCCAGCGGCTGAGCAAAAGCGAACTTCACACCATCGTCCGAGCAGTAAGCAGAATAGGTGGCGCTCTGAAGGATCACGCCGTCGACCAGTACCTCAACAGCAGCAGCACCATACTTCGCGATCAGCGCAGCCCTCAGGTCATCCACAGACAAGGTCAGCGTGAGGTCATTGAAGTGGATCAACGTCTTCCTGATGCCCATATCCACCTCCAACCTCGCGCCACGATTTGGCGCATTCGAAAACGTGGCGCGGATTACTTACCCCGGCGCTCAATGCCACCAGGCGCCTTGTCACACCGCATGCAGTGCTCACAGTTCAGCGTCCGGCACAGCCAGGCTTTAACCCGCTGCCACCAGATGACCATGAAGATGTGGCGCATACCCGCCAGGGCCAGCGAGACGTGAAGCGTGATCCCGGCAGTGGTCGGCCCCATCATGAAAATATTCTGCTCGCGGCTCATCACAACGAAACCGCTGATGGCAACAGCCGAATAGATCAACTTGCCGATGACGCCGTCCCTTACTCGACCGCTCAGAACACACCAGGTCGCCCACAAGGCAATCAAGCCGCAGGCGATGGAGTTGATCAGTTCAAGATTCATGGTGGATTACCTCCCCCGAACCGCTGGCGAATGAGCGCCCAGAGGTCAGCGGCTTTGATGGCTCGGTTGATGGCCGCGAGGAGCGATCCGCCGAAGGTGCCCAGCAGAAAGCCAATGCCCGCGACGATCTTCGGCTCGGTCACACCCAGGTAGGTGCTGACCATGCTCGTCAGGTACAGCGAGCAAGCGATGCCGGTGATGAGGAAGATCAGCCAGGCGCGCCAGTCGGCCAAATCGTCTTTGTGCCACCAGCTTGCGACGACAGCGCCGACCAGTCCTGCGATCAGCAATTCGAACCTGTCGATCTTGTCGAGCAGGCGCTGCAATAACTCCATGCGCTCGACTCCGTAGTAGGCATGTAAAAAGGATCTGAGAATTTTTAGACTGCAACCCCGGTGCAATATGGGAGTTACCAGATTTGCGCTATCTTGCTCATGGCTCGCAACGAGCCTTTGGAGAAATCACACGGCCACTAGCTGGCAGCATTAAATGGAGATTCGCATGACTACAAACATCGAAAAATTTGAAGAGATGGCACACAAAATCTTGAGCTATCTCAAGGCTCAGTTCCCGCTTTACTCTCGTGTAGGCCCAGAATCGCTCGGTATTGAGAAATCGAGCGGAACATACTTAAGTGGCGAGTGGGTTGGATCAGAGCAAACTGAAGACGAGCTTTACTTTGCAGCTACCTTTCAATGGTTGAACAGAGAGGGTTACGTCTCTGGTGGAGAGCAAGATGGCTCCATACCTGTAACCAATGCCGTACTGACAGAAAAAGGCCTGGCTCTAGCCAGGCAACCAATTTACATCGGGGATTAAGAAGCGAGCTTGTCTCGCAGAATAATGCGCTCGTCTTTCCGAGCTGTCCGCCAAAGACCTTCTCAACGTCGACGCCCCAATGCATCGATCTCGCTGATCCAGTCTCGCGCCACCCCGAAAGCAAGTTTGAGGTCAGGTTGCGCGGGCTGCCGGCGTTGATTCCGTACGTCGCACTATCCGGCTATCGACGTCCAGGCCTTCACTAGGACTGTCCTGGCTACAGGTGAATTCAAGGCATAAAAAAGCCCGCGCTTGGCGGGCAGCGTTGTTCTTTTTGATGAGCTGACTAATGAAGTTACTTTCTGGCGGTTATCTGCCGAGAGCGGGCTTCCAAAGTGGAGTGACTTTGAGCGGCCCAATCTTTTGATAACTCATTTCAGTCAGCGTCTTAACGTCGCGAATTGAGAAAGTATGCCCGACGTCGCCGTTCATCAATTTAGACGTGAGCGCCTTATCTCCGTAGAAGCCGAGGACTACCTCATCCTTGGTGCACCAGTAATACGCTTCGAGCTCAGCATTTTTCGCGCCGTAAGCAGAAACCATCCAGCCCAAAATGAAGACAATTAGCGTCAATGCGGGACACAATCTAGCGATACGCCAAAATTTCTGATCTCTAGTCTCCACCGGCCTTTCGTCATCTTGAAGCTCGTTACCCAAATCCGGAGGGGTTGGTGGGCTTTTAATTAATAAAAAGATCACCGAAACAGCGGCAACACAAACAAAAAAGATCTTCCAGCCAGCGCCGTTAACCAAAGTAATAAGCAAAAGAGCGAACAAACCAATGATGTGCAACGCCGCATAAGCTCGATGGACGCCCTTCAGCCATAAAAACCTCATAGAAAGAGCTACGACTGCGGCCATCGGTATCACCGACGGATACGCCTTGAGAATCACATCGGCGAAACCAAACGACCCCAACTGCAGAAAATCAACTGGCGCATTGAAATATCCCAATCTCCCGATTTCGTACAGTGCAAGGACCCCATAGGAGAATGGTCCCAGCACTGCAACAATTGAGACTAGAGTGGTGAATACTGAAACCTCGAATTTTTTCGCGCTCACAAAAAAGCCCAACTTAGGCGGTTGGGCTTTAGCTCACTCCTCAACACGCGCAGGAATGACAGGATGGATAAATAATGCGACATAGCGACATCACATTGCAAGCCCTTTTGAGGGACTATTTCATGCCGCCTCGCTTTCCAGCACTCCGACCGCTTCTAGCATGTGTTGCGCCTCGACCAGAGCCTCGTTCACAAGCGACTCCAAACCATCCTTGATCACCTTGTTCCAGCGCTGGTAAGTGCGCTCTGTTAGCCCTTGGGAATCCCAATTCGTCATGTCGTAGTTCGAGTCGGCCAGGACGATCATCTCGCCGGGCTTTTCCTCTGCTACCGCGCGCGCATGCTTGTTCGCCCGGGCAACGTCAGCGTCTGCCGCTGCGTTGCGCCAATCCCACTGCCCCGGCTCGTTGTTCTCCCGGTGCTTCGGCACCTTGATCTGGGTTACCGCTCGCGGCATACCCTTCACCCGCTGCGGCACGGCCCAGACCAATACGGCTTGTTGCGTGAAGCGCTGCGGCGCCGGGGTCTTCACCACGGCGACCAACCGACCGATGGAATCGATCTTTCGGCCACGGTGCGTGCTGTACTTCGCCACCAAGGCGTTCCAGTGCCTCGGGGTGAGCTGGGCGTGCAGAAGCTTGTGCACGATGCAGTCAGCCAACAGCGCGGCATCCCTCCCAGATATCTCGCCCGTGAGCTTGCTGGTCTGCACCCGGGGCTCGACGTTGCATCCGCCAGAACTGTTGATCGTCTCGGCGGCCAAAGCTCGGACTACTGCTGAAATAACGTTGTGGTAATTCATGCTGCCTGCCCCTTTTTTAGTTCGCGGGTCTTGGCCCGGTATTCGGCCTTGATGGTTTTGATTTCTTCGACGGTGTGCTTGCAGGCCGGGTGCGGTCCTTCCAGCCAATCGACCTTTTCCGGACCGATCAGCTGCAAGAGCGAAAGCCGGTAATTGACCAAGTTGCCGGACAGGTGCGTGTTGCAGGGCGCGCATTGCTTCCACACGTTGAGCGGTTCGAATCGCAGCTCGGGGTTCGCTCCCACAGAGCGATAGTGCCCAGCGTGGTATTGGCCTTCATGGTGGCGACCGCAGCTCACGCAAGGGCGATCGGAATCACGCAGGCGGACCCACTCGTTGAACGCGGCCTGGGCTTCGCGCATGTGCTCCGCCCTGCTCTTCAGCTTCTCCTTGCGGACTTTGATCTCGCGGCGCTCACACTGGTCGATCGCCTTACGAGCTTTCTCTTGATGACGCGGGGCATCAATTGCTGCACAGGCCGGACTACATACGGCCTGCCCCATGCGCGAAGGGACGAAAGATTTCCCACACGATACGACACAGCACTTCTTTGGCTTTAGCTGCTTCCTTGCGATCGTCATGCAGCCTCCTGACTCAGCAGATCATCGAAGTACACGCCCTGCTGAGCGAAGCGCCCCACGATGCGGTCGGTGTAGGCCACGCCCTGGGCTCGATTGAACAGGCTGGTCACCGGGAAGCCATCCGGTCCGAACAGATGGCAGCCCCCCATCATGGCCAGCTTCGTCTCGTACGGCAGGTGACGCATGACGCGGTACCACTCGGTCTGAAACCCGGCATCCTCATTCAGCAGGATCTGCACGCCGACGTGCAATTTGCAGTACCGGCGGGCATCAGCCTCGTCGCCGATTTGGGTCATCTCGGCAATGCGCTTGTACATCGCGAACCACAGCCGGTTTTGGTCGAGCGTGCGGTCCTTTCCCGGGCGCAGCGATACGACGACGAACTTCTTGTCGCGGTACATGGCGCTAAGCTTCGTGATGGCCTCGGAGAGTTTCGCCTGACAGTTCACTGAGATTTTGTCAGCCATGGGTGGCCACATTGTTCGGCAATCCGTTGATCAGCTCGCCGAGTTGCTGTGTCAGTCGCTCGTTCTCGGCCAGCAGCTCAAGCGCCACCTCCTCCACGGTCTTCTCCCCGAGGAATTCCTGCAGCGCCTCGGTGTTGCGCTTCCAGTCTGCGCAGTCGGCACGGTAGGACGCAGCTTCGGCCCACAGCAGCTTCTGGAGTTTTTGTTTGTCGATGGTCATTGAGCAGCGCTCCTTGCTTCCAATTGTTCGGCCTGCTTAATAAGCAGCGCCCGGCGATCCGCCAGCTCATTGGCTGCCAGAATTCGCAGTTCTGTTTTTTCCTCGGCCGATGCTTGGCGCATGGCGAGCATCGAATCCTTCACCGCGGCGAGCCTCTCGCGCAGTTTTGGCGAAGGTCGCGCAACCTCACCGGTGAGCAGCGCAACGACGGCCCTGCCGTCTTCAGTAACCGGCCCGACACTCAAGTCGGCCAGGTACAACTGCCCGCGCTCATGTGGGATCCGTTGCATCTGTACGGCCTTGGTGATCGCCTGGGTGCGGCGGTTAGCGTCGAAACCGACCGACACGTGCCAATTGACGTGTTTGTTGTCCTCCCGAGTCTGACTAACCAAACGCTCGTAAGCGCTGTTGAACGCCATGCGCGCACCGACCTTGTCGCCGGCATCGAGGACCGGTTTTGCGGCTGCCAGCGCGAGCTGAATTTCATCGGTCACCACCACTGTTTCGAACTCGTCGTTCATCGTCATGGCGATTGCCCATGCTTCGTCCTTGCCCGGGCGACCATCAGCAACCTGGACGCGTTGGAGGATGTCAGCCATCGCCAACTTGCCTTTCACTTCGAATCGGCATGCCTTCAAAGCGGCCTTTACTACCGGCACCGGGTAAGCACAGAGATCTTCGGCCATGATCGCCGCGGTGCCCGGGTTCATTTCCTGACCCATGGCCTCGGCAGTGGCGCAGATCGCTGCAGCGAGCCCGGCAACCTGCTGGTCGTTCATTTCAAAGGTACTCATTGCGCTCCCCTGCTTGGCGCTTGGCCAAAACCATTTGTGCAGCCTGTTCAGCGGCGGAGACGTTCGCTTCGGTACGCTCCATCTGGCGGGCAGTCGTCCCGTTGATGCGCTGACCGGTCACCCACTGGGTGTGGTAGCTCTCGGCGTTGGCCAGTAGTTCGTTGAGGCTGTGGCACTTCCGTAGTACCGCGGCATCGGCGGTCTTCAGGAAGTGAGCAGCGACGTGGTGAGCGACATCGGCACCGAGGCGGTCGACCAGTTGGCCGAGCTGTCCACCGACCTTGGCGTTCCACACAGGCCAGGTGCTGTAGCGCTTGCGGTAGGCCATGGCGTAGTTCGCCCAGACCTTGAAGGTTTTGCAGGACTGGTCTTTTGGGCCTGGCATATCGGCAGGGATCTCGACCCGTGGCGCATCGGTGCGATCAACCACCAGAACCAGATTGCGGGCCGGCTTGTCCGGGCTGCCTTGCGAGTCCTGACTGGTATCCTGATTAGTACCCTGATGATTGGTATCCTGATTTGTCGGAGATTTTTCCGACCCTGACTCGGATTTTTCTCCGACCTTGATCGGATTTTTTTCCGAGGTAGATCGGATTTTTTTCCGACCTTTGTTCTTTGGTGGGGTCGGATATTTTTCCGACCCGTCCAGCTTCTGGTTCCACTCAATCGCCTTCTCGGTCAGGCGGAACAGCGTGATGTTCGAAGTGCTGGAAAGCTCAATCAAACCCGCCTCTTCCAAGGCCTTCAGCATGCGGTAAGCAGTGTCTGGCTTATCAGTGAGCAGCGGCAGCTCCTCAGTGATCTTGGCCTTGCTCAGCGCGAAGAAGATCCCGTCGTCAGTCTTGATTGGCTTTGTCCAGCTTGGGCAGCCATAGACAAAGGCGAACAGCAGAGCCTGCTGAGAATTCAGCCCCCACTCCAACGCCTTCACCTGATTGATCGTGACGGTGAATTGCATATCAGGCCTTCCCGACCAGTTTGGCCAGCTCGAGGAAGCGATCGACGTACCAGTGAGGCTGCGTCTCGCGTGGGGATTGGGGGTTGGTCAGGTTCTTGCCGTAGGTCATGCCCTTCTCGGTCACCGACCAGAACGGAACCATTTCCTGTTTGGAGTTCTTGCGCTGGAGCTGCTTCAGAAAGCCCTTGGTTTCCAGTGCGCGGTTGAACGCAGCGGGAGACACGCGAATGCCGTTGTCTTTCAGCAAGGCCGTGGCTGACTTGGTGGGCATCGAGGATCCGCCGGTAGCATCTGGCGCGGCGTCGACGGCGTAGCCTGGGAGAAACTTCGGGTCAAGACCGTTGTTCTGGGCGATCTTCGTGAGCATCGCCATCTGGCAGGATGGAGCCGGCTTCAGCAGGCGCGTAAAGCACTCCATGATGGCGATCTCGCCAACGACCTTGGCGCCATTGAGCAGAACCTGCTCGCGGGCGCTCTGCTGCTGCTCCAGCTCCCGCCAACGGCGAATCACCTTCATGCGCATCGGGGCGCTGTAGCCGGTGAGCAGGCAGTCGGTGTGTTCGCGGTCGAGCATGTATTCGACCTGCTCCCGGTTTTGACCGTCCAGATAGATGTGCTCAAAACTGAGTACATCTAATTTCAGTTCTTTCAGCATCGCAGCGATGTCGCGCTTCACGTTGGCGTGCCGCTTGCCGGTGACGTTAGCGATCTCGCGGGAGGACATCGTGGTACGCGACACATTTTCATAATTCGAAAAACGTGTCGCGGCCTGTCCGGTATTGTCCAGTTGTGGTTGTGCGTGCATAATCGGCTCCACTTGTTTTACCGCTGTTGAAAAAGCCGACCTCGTACGTCGGCTTTTTTGTGTCTGAAATTCAGGCTGCCTTCACGGACTGCTTGAAAACTTCCAGGCTGACGATCACTTCCTCAGCTTCCTTAAGCAGGCTCGTTTTCTCGACCGAGCAGACTCGCCCATCAGCCTGTGCGTCGAACGCAAGGCGGGTAACGTCGGCAAGATCGGCATGCAGTCGCAGAAGTGCGGCGTTGAGATTGATGCCTTCCGGCTTTTCCTTCGGAACCAGGTCGAAACCGAACGCCTCCGCCCATGCTTTGAGCGGACGGAAGTCCTGGGTGAACTTCATGATCCGGTGAAGCTCTTCCACGTTCATGCGGTGGGTGTCGTAGTCCGGGTTTGCCTTTTGAGAAAGAAGTGTCCGTGACTTGAAGTCCGCGCCTTCGGCGATCTTCTTAGTGCCATGGTCGTCAACCACGTCGTAGATCGCCTTCATCAATTCCTGCATGTAACACCTCGAAATTCTTTACGTGGCGCCCTGCTGATGCAGGGGCGATCATTTGCTTAATGGATCGGCGGACGGGCGTTTCACGCGGCGGTTTTCTGAACCGGTAACTGGCACGGAAACGGACGAACCTCCTCCGCTGTCAACTTTCCATCTTCATGTTCGATGACCAGGATTTCCCTGGCAGCCTTCAAGGCTTTGGAAATGGCTGGTGCGCTAACGCCAAGGCCCTTGGCGACAGCGGACTGACCAATTCGCTCAACCAGTTCTGGCAGTGGCGTCTTTTTCATGTCGTTGCCTCAGCAAACTTTGTCAGATCCAATATTAACCGCCGGTTAGTTTTCTAGCAACACCGGCGGTTGCCGCAATAAAATTAACCAACGGTTAAATTTCACGGATGAGCAAAAAGAAAGAGCTATCCCCAGAACTGAAAGCTGAGTGCGACGCCGCGAAGGCGCTTTTCGTATCGAAAAAGAACGCCCTCGGATTGACCCAGGCGAGTCTTGCCGCAGAGGCTGATATCTCAGCCGCTGCGGTGGCGATGTACCTGAACGGAACGAATCCACTGAACGCCAAGTTTGCGGCGGTTCTATCGCGCTTACTTGGCGTTCCAGTCGAGCGCTTCAGTAAGCGACTTGCGCGCGAGATCAGCGGGCTGACAAGTGTCGCCGAAGCGCCATCGTCTTCAACGCTTTCAGCCGCTGATATGGTCCGACAGATGCTTGATAAGCAGGGAAAAGGACTTACTGACACTGCCAGGCAAAGATTGATGGCCGCAGCTGAAGCAGATGATGCCGGGGGCGCAATCGAGATTGACTACTACCGGCCAGGCGTTGTTGGTGATGAGGTGTGGATCGCGCACTATGACGTCCGTGCAGCAATGGGCGGCGGCCAGATCCCGCACGACTATCCCGAGATGCTGCAGGATGTTCGGGTCAGCCCTCAACATCTGCGGGAGATGGGAGTCGAGTTCAAGGAGCATTTCCACCTGAAGATGGTGACCGGTTGGGGCCAGTCAATGGCGCCGACAATCAAACATCGCGACCCGCTGCTGGTCGACATCAGCATCCGGGAATTCGTTGGTGATGGGATCTACATGTTTTCTTGGGAAGGACACCTGTACATCAAGCGCCTGCAATGGCTGGGCGATGAACAGATCAGGATGATTTCCGACAATGATCGTCACCCGCCCCAAATTATTCGAGCCGACGAAACCTTCATCCAAGCTAGAGTGCTGCTAGTGTGGAATGCAATTTTAGTGTAGCAATGGCTGCATTTCGTATTTAAAAAAAGCGCAGTCATGGTGCGAATCTCGCGCCATGACTGCTATTAAGCTAAGTTGAAGCTAGCCGACGGAAAACCTCTCCACGAATTTGCATGTACTCGTTTAACTCTGGCGAAACCCCTTTCTCCCCATAGAATCGCCCCGAGTCAATTCCCTGATCAACAGTTAAGCCGAGGCGCTTGCGAAGCTCCGCTAGATAAACCGGATCATACTCCTCTCTGCCTTGCTTGCCCTTCTTGAGAATGGTAGCTACATGCGCTCCATCTCTACTAACCTCAATGCGCCCATTTATTTCCGCCAATTCGAATCCAAATCGGCCAAGAATTTCGCGAAGCGCATTATAAGAAAGATATTTATCTGATTTAACAATCCGACGCGAGTTCCTTTCAAGCCAATCAACGATGACCTTTATTTCATCCTCGCGGCGCTCCGTTATTTCATGTGCTGCAACCTTGCGTGTAAACTCATACATTTCTTCGTCGTCACAGACGTCAACCCAGATGTTGTTTTCGCCCAAATAGTAAAGAGCGCTTAGCAAGGCGGTGCGCTTATTTCCGTTGTAAAAACAATGATTTGAGATTATCCCGTGAAAAATAACCGCCCCTTTTTCAAAGTCTGACTCATATAAGTCTCGACCATTGGCGGTCATGAATGGGCGCCCGCATGCCGATTCAAGTAGATGGTAATCTTTGACCCCAGAAGGCTCTAGCGGATCCTCAGAACCGGAAAAGTGATCCACCAAATGATGGTGGATCGACTCAACTAACTCCCTGTCCATTGCATTCCCCAACTAATTCTTTAAAAAATGTTGCCTTAACAATTTATTTTTTTTGTACACTTCTTGAGCCAAATCATCAATCTTGCTCACATCAAATTTGACGCACCAATGAACCAACCAGCACTCAAAGTCGTCAATATCGTAGGCATGCTTGGCTAAACCTTCGAACATATCAACTACCTGATCCATTGGAGCTTGAAGTCTTTTTCCATTCAACAATAAAAACACCATTACCGCTGCTGCGGCAGTTCTCTTGTTAGCATTGAAAAATGGATGATTTTGTACAATTGCCTCAGCAAATACCGCGCCCAACTTATAAACATCACAAGCGTTACTGTAATGCTGATATTGAATAGCACGATGCTGTGCGGACGCCAGTCCAGGATGATTTAACACTCCAATTGGCTCGGCGGGTGTTTGAACTTCAATTAGCCTGCGATTAAGGCCGGCTATATCAACCTCACTCAACCAATTAATTCGCGCAAACTCCATACACTCACCATTAAACCTTAGCTAACTCTTCAAAGGCTTTCTCATACTGATCAAACACTATAAAAAAAGCATTATTGACCAGCTTCGAATGCGTCGAATAGCTTCGGCGAGCGGGCGCCATACCCATGCCTCGCAGATCTCTGACAACTACACGCTTCATTTTTTCGGTCATTTGCAACATAAGAACTCCTTCAGTGCGCAATCTTTTCCATAAGGTTGAACCATGTCTATACAGACCGGGGAAGCTACCATCGTGCCAGCACGTTTCCTGCGCAGACGCGTTATAGCTTTTATGCACCCCATTTGCATAGTAGTAAAATTTGATCGATGTACACCGTTTCCTCTGTAAAAGCGGGTGGATCGCAGGGATCGACTCCGAAAACAGATGCTTCCATTCCTAGATTTAGAGCCCCAGATCCACAGCCGGTTCCACCCCCTCCTGCTTAAGCGGTATCAGCCTATTGCGGCTTCCTCTTCCATACCGACGACGAATGGCTCTGTTTCAGAAGGCGCGTCCCACCTGAGCGTCACTGATTCGTCGTCGTTGAACGTCATGTCTATACACTCCGTCTCGGACAGCAGCCCCATAACCTCCTTCCACTCCCTTTCACCGTCCGTGTCCAGCCGATGGATCGTCACCCATCGCTGAATCTGCGCGACTGGGTGATTGATCATCGACGACACCCTGAGCGATAGCCGCTCCAGACCTGACATAGCTGCTCTCTCAGGTTGATTTTGTTTTTTTGCCATCGCCTTCTACTTCGCTCCTGATAGCTGTACATCCATACAGTAAAGCCAAAGCATAACCAAATCTTTCGAAAAATAAATTAACCGCCGGTATTGACCACAAAGAAACCGGCGGTTAATTTACACCCATCGCAGCGACACACTGCCACTGCGAAGGGCCTCAAGAGACCCGCCGCTCTTTAACAGTCAGGAATCTTCGCGGATCGATCCCCGGAAACGGGCATAGCGCGAAACACAAACTTCGATCCCCATGCAGGCTCTGGAACCTGCCGGACTCCCCATATGGGAGGACGCCAAACCATGCAAGCCAGCCGGCGAATAACACCGAACACGAAATGTGTGACGCCGGCCAGGTGGGGAAACCGAGGCGCCGAGCATGGGGCGGATAGCAACACGGAATTTTTCACTGATGCACCTGGTGACGGGTGCATTGGGAAAACAACCGGGAGTCACAAATGAAAGTCGATAACGAAGTGATGGCGCTGCTCAGCGCGTCTCGTACCGAAGGCAACAAGCTGTTCATCACCGGAGGCCAGCTCGACAAAAACCTCTACCAGCGCCTCGACAAGACGCTCAAAGCTGCGGGCGGCAAGTGGAACACCAAGGCAAAAGCTCACCTGTTCACCGGTGACGCCGCCGACGCAATTGAAAACATCCTGATGACCGGTGAAGTCACCGTGCCGCAGGACTTCGGCTTCTTCCCGACTCCGCCGCACGTTGCGAAACAAGCTGCTGATCTCGCCATGATCGGTGACGGGATGATGGTGTTGGAGCCAAGCGCGGGCCGTGGCGCTCTTGCGGTGGCCGCCAACTCCGCAGCAGTAGGCGTCATGGTCGATATGCACGAACTACTGCCGGACAACCATAAAGCGCTGATCGACCTGAAGCTGCCACTGTCGGGAGTTTCCGAGCCCGGCGACTTCCTGCAGGTCGAGCCGAAGCCCATCTGTGACCGCGTGCTGATGAACCCGCCTTTCGACAAGAAGCGCAGCGACATTCACCACGTCGTTCATGCCCTGAAGTTCCTCAAGCCCGGCGGCCGACTAGTGGCGATCATGCCTTCCGGCGTGACCTTTCGCGACGACGCGCTGACCCGAGACTTTCGCGGGATCGTAGAGCAGCGCGGCGGCAGTATCGAAACCCTACCTGAAGCCTCATTCAAGCAAGCCGGAACGATGGTCAGCACCGTGTTGGTAGTGATCCCGGCCGCAGCCTGACAACCAGCGCCACGACAGCCTGTCGTTAACTGCCCGATCCTCTCTATGAGAGCGCATCGGGGTGTGATTTGTAGTTTGCCTCGGCGGATCAGGGGCGCCCTGCGTGCGGGGTGGTGTCGACTAGGTAGCGCTGCCGAAATCGACGTAATTCTTTTGGGTTCGAATCCCTACCAAATCACACCCCGATGCGGACGAACCTGCGGCCTATAACCGCCCACCTGCATCAACGCGGGGTAGCTTGCGCGTAATCAAGCCATCACCAAGCACCACGGCGGTAAAGCCCGCGCCGGAGACGTAACCGGCAAGCAGATGCGGCGTTGAAAGCTGGGTTGAACGCTTCGGCGGCCCTAGAGAAACGCAGGTTAATAGGCGCCAGTTTTGCTGTTTGCTCCTCCGAGCGGTCGTCCCGAAAGGGTCCGCTCTCGCCGGAATCGCGCCCGGCCATCTGCATCACCCATTCAATAGGTGGCCACTGCCTGCCCAGTGAGCGAGCGATAGGAGATACCGCCATGAAGCGTTAATCAGTCGTTGCCGCGCAACAGCCTACCCGGCCGCTACAGTGTCGGGCGCTTGGGCCGACGAGAGAATATCGGTCCCGGAGAGCGCGCCTTGTCAGCGCCCCGAAGCGGGTATAGCCCACGGATCTGCTGGTGACATCAGCGCCGGACAAGTAACCGGCATCCCTCCCGACACCACCCGAATGCACTCCCCTCCGCGCCCAACGGCAACCAGCGGAGCGGATGAGTGCATCCGAGTTTTGTTGGATCAACACCCGCCACCACGGAGGCGACCATGGCAACCAGCTATGCAGACAGTGCGCAGGCCCGAGAGTGGGACAGGCGCTACGACGACTGGGGGCGCCCGAAAGCGCCGCAGGTTGAAGAATTCCATGACTACGAAGCTGCTGAGCAGCAACGCACACAGCGTCAAGCGCTGATGACCGCTCAGGAACTCGTAGACCGTAAGGCACGGGCCAAGCGAATCGCGGCAGCAGTGGTCGCTTACGGTGAGTTCTGGGGGTTGAAATGAACGTTCAGCAGCGAGATCACCAGACGGCGATCACCTGGATTGAGGGCGAGATCAACAACATGATCAAAGACCTCGGACAGCCCAACGCCAGCGCCGCAGCAACTTCGGCGATCACCCTCGCCTTCCTGCTCCGTGCCATTGATAACGATGAACACCGGCATTACCGGGCGTGCATCGATCAGATCTATGCCACCTACAACGCTTCGGTCACGCAAGGAGCTGCAGCATGACGACGCCACCAGTAAAAACACTGGACGATGAACAGCTCGACGATATCGAGCGCCGCATCGCCATCCTCGGCTTCGGCCTGCCCTTCAACGAAGTGATCGGTCGCAAGCGCGAGGAGTTGGTTTCCAGCCTCCCGCAGCGCCTGTCGGTGACCATGAAAGGCGGTCGCATTGCCGCGAGGGTTCGACCATGAAGCTTGCCTACTGGATCCTCGCCTCCGTCCTCGTTGCCGGGATGGCCGCTTACACGACGGCACGCGATTCGTCTGGTGTGTGCGAAGTGCCGCACTCAACCACCTACCGGGTTTTCCGGTGACCAGTCTTCAGCGAGCGCGCCGGCTGCTAATTCGGCGTGGATCGTTCTCCGCCATCGGCGTTTACACCCTCTTGATGCTGCTCAGCGCCCTCGCCGAACGCATCACGCAGTAGGCCCCCATGAATACATCACCCCGCTTGGCCGCCAAGTTCGATTGGATGACGGTCGGCGCATTCTCGCCCGAGCAGTTCAGCGGCGAGCAGCGCAAAGAGTACGAAGACGAAGCCCGCCGCATTGAACAGCAGTGGGACAACCAACCAATCTGAGGACACTCCGATGTTCAAGAAAGCCGAACGCAAGCAGGCCAAGCTACGGCTGGCACTTGCCGGGCCATCTGGATCAGGCAAAACATACTCCGCTCTTCTGCTGGCACAGGGGATTGGCGGGCGAATCGCGGTGATCGACACCGAGCATGGCAGCGCCTCGCTGTACGCGGACATCGCAGACTTCGACACGGTCGAACTGCATGCGCCCTACTCGCCCGAGCGCTACGTCGAAGCCATCATCGCCGCCGAGCAAGCCGGTTACAACGTCCTGATCATCGACAGCTACTCCCATGAGTGGACCGGCTCCGGCGGATGCCTGGAGGCGAACGAGAAGCTTGCCCACCAGAAATTCAAAGGCAACACATGGGCGGCGTGGAACGAGACGACACCGCGCCACCGCCGGCTGACAGACAAAATCCTGACCAGCTCGCTGCACATCATCTGCACCATGCGGAGCAAGACGGAAACGGTCCAAGGCGAAGGGAAAAAGATCCTCAAGCTGGGCATGAAGTCCGAGCAGCGCGACGGCACCGATTACGAGTTCACTGTCGTGCTTGATCTGACCCACGACGGACACACCGCCATGGCAAGCAAGGACCGGACAAAGCTTTTCGAAGAGCCTGAGCTGATCACTGCAGATACCGGCCGGCGGTTGCTGGCCTGGCTGAACTCTGGTGTCAGCCCTGAAGAGCGCGCCAAGGAGCTGCTGGTGGATGCCCTGGCTGATATCGCCTCAGCCAAGGACATGGCCTCTTTGCAATCGGCATTCAACGCGGCCAAGGCGATTGCCGTCGGTTTCGATGACCTCGTTCAGCAGGTCGTGATGGCCAAAGACAAACGCAAAAACGAACTCTCCCCACAAAGGCAATCAGCATGACCGCATACATTTTCGATAGCGAAACAACCGGCTTGAACGATCCGCACCTGGTAGAAGCTGCCTGGCTGAAACTCAACGACTTGAGCAGTCTCGCTGTAACCGACTCGTTCCTACATCGCTATAAGCCGGGCAAGCCGATTGAGTTGAGCGCGCTCGCCACCAGCCACATCCTCGACGAGGAATTGGCTGATTGCCCACCACACACCGATTTTGCTTTGCCGGAAGACGTCGTTTATCTGATCGGGCACAACGTCGACTACGACTGGCGCGTGATCGGCGAGCCAGATGTGAAACGCATCTGCACCCAAGCCCTGAGCTCGAAGCTGTGGCCCAACGCAGGCAGTCACACGCAGTCGGCGATGATCTACCTGCACTACCGCGCCGAGGCGACCGGCCTGCTCCGCAACGCCCACGCAGCGCTCGACGACGTGAAGAACTGCCGCCTGCTGCTGGTGAAGATCCTCGATCAGCTCGCGGCTGAGCTCGGCCGGCCGGTCAATGACTGGGAAGAGCTGTGGCAGATTTCCGAGGACGCCCGCATCCCTACGATCATCGGCTTCGGCAAACACAAAGGCACCGCCTTCGCTGACTTGCCGAGCGATTATCGGCGCTGGCTGTTGAATCAACCGGACCTCGACCCATTTGTTCGAAAAGCGCTTTCGCGCTGATGGTGAATCATGATCAGCCTCAACCTCAACGCAGTTCGAGCAAAGCAAACTGAGTCGGATGAAATCGCCGCCGCGATGACTGACTTCTGGACGCGGCCCGGCGCCAGCTTCAAAGAGCTGCCAACCGCCCGCATGAAGCCAAAGCCTCCGCGCTCGAACAAAATAGACCCTGAAACGGTCCTTAAGCGGCGCCCGAAGCCGATATCGGCCGTTGACCGCAAGGCACTGCGCAAAATGGCGGACTCGATATGAAATCGAAACGCAAACCGAACAACAGTTTCGCCCGGGCTGAACGCAGTTGCCGGGCACTGCTGCGCACCAACCACGTCGCGGTGGTGAACATCGACCCCAGCGGCAGCCAGATCATGGCGAACTGGAAGAGCTGTAAGCAGATCCGCAGTCTGGCGATCGCCAACGCAATCTTCGATTTCTCCTACCGCTGGACAATCTACCTCGGCGCCATGTGTCGCGACGAGCGTGGCGCCGAATACATCAAGTCGGTCGAGATATCGCCCGAGGGCATCTACAAGGTCGAGCGCCTCACCGATGCGATCGAGCATTACTACCTGGAGCTGCGCAACAGCGCGAACCCGACCCATCTGGTTGCGTCGGGCTGGATCGCCATTCCCGACGAGATATCGATGGATGAAGCCCAAGCCGCGAAGCTGTTCTACGTCGCCGGCGCCTGGCATCAGGTGAAGGTAGCTGCGTGAGACGTTCCAGACCCCAACAACGCAAAAGACAGACTTGGCTGGACTTACCGGCCAGCGGAATTGAAGAGGTAGGCCATGGCCAAGAGCAATGCGCAATTGCAGAAGGACAAGCGAGCCAAGGAGAAGGCGCTGCTCGATCGGATCGGCGCCGAGAAGCGATCGCTGATTGTTTCGAAGGCATTGGATGATGCCCTTCATGTTCTCGGAGAGCGCCACGGTTTCGAGGAATGGCAGGAGACGGTGTCGAGCTTCATTATCAATCTGGCTGCCGCACCCGCACCCGCAGACGAATCGGAACGCTTCGCCAGCATGTCGCGACCTGAATTGGTCATTAAGGAAAAGTGGTCGCGGCAGCTTGAAGCGTTCGCCGAGACCGGTTTTGAACCAAATAATGGTTAATTGGAGCGTTTAGCCAACATTCCACGCCACAGCGCCTCAAGCCTTTTATCCGCAGCAACGGCTCTTTCGTAGCATCGCTCCATATGAGTCAGTCGAATATGCATAACCATAACAAGATCGCCTCCACAGCTGTGGCAATCAGCTAAAAAATCCTCGCAACAGTGACCAATTGTCGACCATGCGCTGAATGCTTCGGCGCTGTGGATCAAATCTACGCTGAAGGAGTGGTAAACCCGCATCGCATTTTCGAGCAAGTTTTTGTGTCGATCAAAATCAGGCTGAGACAATTTATTTGCCTTCATAAGGTTGAGGCTAGTTTCCATGCCGACACAAAGGTGTGCCGCCTGGAGCGCAAGCTTTGTGCAATGCTCAACCTCTGCCTGCTTTTTTGCCTCTTCTGCTCGCAAGTACTGAGTATTTGCAACTATTACCGCAAAAACGATAGCAAGTACTGACCCGATAGCTTGAAGCCACCCCGATATAACTTGGTTGGTTTGAACGTCTGCTTTGGTAGATACGATTACAAGGCAGGCTAGAAGTATCGCGTGCCCTACCAAGGTACCAATCAGGCCTTTCCTTCGAATATCCAGAATCATTACAAACCCCAATTTGTTTCCGCAAATATACCGGCGAGGCGCCACTATGCCCATAACTTACGGCTCGGTCTGCTCCGGCATCGAGGCTGCAACGCTGGCGTGGAAGCCGCTCGGCATGCGCGCCACCTGGTTCGCCGAGATCGAAGCCTTCCCCAACGCGGTGCTGGCCCACTACTACCCGAGCACGCCGAACCTCGGCGACATGACCAAACTCGGCGCCCAGGTGCTGGTCGGCATACGCGAAGGCCCTCGCCGATTCGCGCGGCGCCCTCACAATCAAATACGTGGAGCCTGCAGGTGCATTTGAATATGTTCGAACAGGGAGCGCGAGATCCCATCAGCGAGTGCCCGGGCGGGTAATGCTGCAAGGCGAGCGGCATGAGCAAGAAGCGGTGCTTTTCTTTGGGAAGGGATTGGGAACTTCGACATGTGAAAGTTTTAGAGCCCTGCAAACTGCAAAGGCACCGCCTCAAGCAGGGCATAAAACGCCATTCTAACTATTTAATTTGCAGCTCGGGATCGCAATAAACTTCTTCAATTCTACCGCTTTCGCTTAAAAAAATAGTAACTCGTCCCGGCTCAATCTCTTGAGTCACGACGTCACCTTGGCGTACTACACGGCACGCTCTACCGATCAGATCCTTAATCGAAATCGGTGCGTTGGATAGTGGAAATGGTACCGGTCGATAGTCCCATGGCCATGGCACGTCACCACCACCATCTCCACCACTATTTCCGCCCATAAGGCACCTCCTTTAATCGGCGTGATTGCCGAACCATAAGCAATAGTTCATCAAACTCCATCACGCCAGCCAGCGAGGATCCCCTATGTCCGCACAACAGAAGAAACACCCCTTCGATTTCAAAACTCAATACGGACTCGGCTTCAGCACTCAGGACGATGAGATCGTTGTCGACTTCTTCTGCGGTGGCGGCGGTGCCGGTACCGGGCTGGAGATGGGGCTGGGCCGCGCGGTGAATGTCGCCAAGAACCACAGCCCGCAGGCGATCAGCATGCACACCGTGAATCACCCGGGCGCGGTGCACTACACCACCGACGTGTTTGACGGTGACCCCGACACCGAATGCGGCGGCAAGGCCGTTGGCTGGTTCCACATGTCACCGGACTGCACGCACCACAGCCAGGCCGCCGGCGGCCAGCCGCGCAAGCGGGAGATTCGGAACCTGTCGTGGATCGGCCTGAAGTGGGCTGGCAAGAAGAAGCCCCGCGTCATCAGCTTGGAGAACGTGAAGCAGATCCTCCAGTGGGGGCCACTGATCGCCAAACGCTGCAAGGCTACTGGCCGGGTGATGACTCTGGATCTGGTACCACATCCAACAAATCCTAAAAGCATGGTCAACCGCATCGCTGAGCCGGGCGAAGTCGTGCCAGTGCACAACCAGTTCCTGGTGCCTGACCCGAAGCGTCGCGGTCAAACATGGACGGTGTTCGTCGCCGAGCTGCAGCGTCTGGGCTACGCCGTTGAATGGCGGGTCATCAAGGCCTGCGACTTCGGTGCACCGACCAGCCGTGAGCGGCTGTTCATGATCGCCCGCTGCGACGGTCAGCCGATTGTCTGGCCTGAGCCGACCCACGCAAAGCATCCGGTCAAAGGACAGAAGAAGTGGCGCACCGCCGCCGAATGCATCGACTGGACCATTCCGAGCAAAAGCATCTTCGACCGGGCAAAGCCGCTGGCACCGGCCACCCTGCGCCGAATCGCCAAAGGCATGAAGAAGTTCGTCATCGATGCGGCTGATCCATTTATTGTTCCGATCGCGAATTGGTCCGGCGAAAGCGTGCAGTCTGCAAATGAGCCATTGCGCACCGTGACGTCTTGGCCGCGCGGGGGATCGTTCGCTATGGCCAGCCCGATCATCGCCCCAGCCACGCACCAAGGTAGCGACCGGATCAACGACCCACACGCCCCGCTGCCCACGGTGACTTGCGCGAATCGCAGCGAGCTGACACTGATCAGCCCTACCCTGATTCAAACCGGTTATGGCGAGCGAGCTGGGCAAGAGCCTCGAGTGCCTGGCTTAGATCAACCGCTAGGAACAGTGGTTGCCGGTGGTGTGAAGCACGCACTCGCCGCAGCGCACCTGGTCAAGTTTCGGTTTGCGGACGAAGGCAAGGCGCTCGACGAACCGCTGCCGACCATCACCAGCGGCGGTGACTACAAGCGACCTGCCGGCGCCGCCCACGCCATGGGTATCTCAACAGTGTTCATGGCTCAGATGAATGGCGGCTTCAATACGACGGCAGCCAAGAGCATCGAGGACCCGATGACCACGGTGACCAACACCGGAAGCCAGCAGCAGTTGGTGACGGCGAACCTGGTGCACTTGCGTGGCAACTGCGACGCGCGGGATGCTGCCGATCCGCTGCACACCATCAGCGCCGGCGGCACCCACCATGGACTGGTCACTGCATTCATGGAGCGCCAGTTCGGCGCCAGCGTTGGCCAGGGTGTGGAAGAACCGGCGCCGACTATCACGGCCGGCGGTGGCGGAAAAAGTTCGCTGGTCGAGTTGAAGCTCTCGCCAGAGGTTGAAGCCGGCGCGCTACGGGTCGCAGCATTCCTGATCAGCTATTACGGCACCGAGAACATGAGCGCCGCCGACGCGCCAGCGCCAACCATCACCACCAAGGATCGGCTGGGACTGGTCACCGTCACCATCAAGGGCACGCCGTATGTGATCGTCGACATCTGCCTGCGGATGCTGCAACCGGCCGAGCTGTACAAGGCTCAGGGCTTCCCCGCCGACTACATCATCAGCCACGGTGCCGACGGCAAGCCGTTCACCAAAACCCAGCAGGTGCACATGTGCGGCAACAGCGTCAGCCCGCCGCCGATGGCAGCACTGGCACGGGCGAACGATCCGTGGCGCGTTGTCGAGCAGCAGGCAGCCGCGGCGTAGTCACAGCCACGGCAACGCCGACAGCCAGTCAGCCAGACGCATCAACATGTGGCTGAGCAGTTCGATAAGCAATTGGTACATCAATTCGGCAATCAAACCTTTCATTGGGGAGGTCTCCATACTTTGGGAGAGACGTTGCCCCTCTACCATTATATGGCCCTTCAAACCTTCGACTCCCCACCCTCCACCGCCCGGGCATGCCCCGGCATAGGACGCCCCATGCCCACAGAAAACAAGATCGCTGAGCCGGCGCCGAGCCTGGCAACCGGTCACCACCTCGACGCCGCGACTTGGGCCGACTTTGTCCAACGTCTGCGCTATGACTGCAAAGGCAAGCGGGTCCACGATCATTGCACCGCAGACGCCGTCTTCATTGTTGAGGCGCGCCGCATCGTCGCCGGGCTGGACATGGACTACACCGACAAGCGCCTGGTGTACTGGGATAGCGGTGAGTCGGTTGCTTACTCGGTCAAGGAGTACTGGGACGGCCTGTCCAGCTACGAGAAAAGCCAGCTCAATAAAAAAATGCAGACTTGGTCCGAGTGTCAGTTCATGAAGGCCGACGAGTCTGACCAGTGGTACGTGCTTGGCGAACTGGAAGACCACACCGTCACCGGCTGGGACGATCGCTGGGAATACGTTAACGCCCACTTCACCCACGCCGCGGCCGAAGCATTCATCAAGCGCAAGAAGCACGACTACCGCGACGGCATGCGGATATTCGTTGAGTCGCAGTATTACGCATGGGAATTCAATGCCATCAAGGAAGCGATCCTGGACGGCACGCTGACCTACACGCCGAAGGTGGCCGCATGAAGCGCATCTACCTCAGCGGACCCTAGAATCTCGCTGCGATTTCTTTCGAGTTTGAAAGCGCTGACGCCGCTCTATCTTGGATATCCTTTAGCCCCGCACTAAGATCGGACAACCTGTACGTCTCCCCTCTGAATGTGAACTCAGCAATCGCTGGGTCGTATTGGCGCATCATGTCTGAATCATCTACACCAGCAATTGCACCTTTGGGTCCTATAAAGTCTTGTACATAATTCATCCGCTCGCTCGTCTGAACCCAATAATCTATTCGTTCATCGAAATGCTCAAGATGATCGCGCAGCGTACGGCTTTTTAAGACATGGTTTTGATCTCCGAGCTGTAGAGCGATATGCATCTTAGATGACCTGTCTCTGGCAACGCACGTGCTGCACTTCAGTCCATTTGCCTTCGGCTTACCGCAAAAACAATTTTGCTTCGGAGATAAAGCTGGAGGCCAAATAATCCTTGAAATGTTGCTCAAATGAGTGAGTAGGCTGTGCACTAATCGAAAGTGTTCAGCATTAAATGCGACTCTGTCATCGGGGCTAAATTGTCGTATTTTTTCTATCGGAATTGCAGTTAAGTTATTCAAAGCGTTAATCGCCAAGAAGCCCATTAATGATTGAGTCCCAAGCTCTCTTAGATATACCTCTAAAACTTGCCTATTCACGTTCTCACCCTTTCTAACAAGATTGAGAACCACATTAGTCGAAACTCCCTCCCCCTTCAAAGTCAGCCGCTATAGCGGCAAGGACGACTCATGTCTCAAATAAAGGAACGGCCGATCCTGTTCTCGGCGCCGATGGTGCGCGCCATTCTGGATGGCCGGAAGACAGTCACTCGCCGGCCGGTGAAAGGACTGAAGACCAACTTCCCGGTGGTCGCAGCAGCCGACGGCACTCCGCTCAGAACAGGCGCTTGCTGGGATATCGGCGGGCCAATACTCCACTGTCCATTTGGAAAGCCCGGCGAACGGCTGTGGGTGCGCGAGACCTGGTACTGCGATCACAGCGAGGTCATGAGCGGCCCTTACCTCAAACCGGATGACTTGGATATCAGTGAGGCGCGCGACGACGGCACGCTGGTTTACGCCGCCGATGGGCTGACCCCATATGAAGCCGATCAGCCAGTCTGGAAACCAAGCATCCACATGCCGCGCTGGGCGTGCCGCATCCTGCTGGAGATCACCGACGTCCGCGTCGAACGGTTGCAGGACATCAGCCGGTCCGATATCCGAGCCGAAGGCCTGCAATGCCCGCCGGAACTGGCAAGCGATGACGTTTCGCCAAACTACCGAGATTGGTATCCGGCGGCATGGCGGGAGTTGTGGGAGTCCACCGGCGGCGACTGGGACGCCAACCCGTGGGTCTGGGTCGTCGAGTTCAAGCGGGTGCAGCCATGATCACCAAGTGCATTGCCGGCTGCACCCTCTTCTTCTGGCTTCCATTGGTACTGACCATAAAGGCGGTGATCGGATGAGCGACAAAACGCGTGAACAATTCGAAACGGCATACAAAGCCGCATGCCTGAAGCGCTCGGTCCCGCGTTTCGATGCAGCGGTATTTGCTAAAGACCATTGCGATGATTATCTGAATTCGCTGGTTCAGTCTGCGTGGTGGGCGTGGCAGGAATCCCGCGTATCGCTGGTGATTGAGTTGCCTAAGCCATGGCAAACCAATGTAGGCGCAATGCTGACGCCTAACGGCGTTCGATTCGCCATCGAAGCCGCCGGCCTGAAGGTGTCGCCATGATCGCCCTCGCCTGGTTCGCCTACGTGTACTGCTACAAGAAAGTGTAATAGGCGGAATGCGGTTACTACGCACTCATAGCTGCCCTCTGCCTTTCGCTTCCGACAGCAACTCTCGCCCCATGATTTGAGCGAGAAGCTCTGGCGGAGAATTACCTACCTGAGTTGACTTCGAGCCGAAGACAACTCGGACCGTAATTAGGCCCTTGTCTACTGAATAAGTGACCCTGTAAGTCTTTCCCTCGAATTCTATTTCTAACGTTTTGCTCATGTGCATCTCCTTGGATTGAGCGTCGACGCATTCACCTTAGATCAATCCCCTAACTTAACAACAGCCTGCCGGTGTACGGCGGGCGAGGAATTCGTATGTCCGCACTGAACCGCTTTCATGAAACGGCGAGCGATGCGCTGGAGAAAATCAGCGCCAGCTTGCCTGACGGCGCCAAGCTCTGCCTGGCCATCTACACCCCGGAAAAACCAGAACTCGACATCGTGCTGCAGGACAAAGGGCTCGACCTGAACGAGGTCGTTTCAACCCTGCGTCGGCGCGGCCTGAGCATCGACGGCGACAACGCCTACAAGCGCGACCTGTGCGATTCGATCGTCGGGACCTTGGCCTTCGGCGCGCAAGACCGCTGCCCACCGCCAGAAGGACATTGGGCGCAGCGATTTTGGGACATGGGGCGAGAGTCATCAGCCAACACCGAAGACCTCATATCTGCGCTTGAACTCGTCACCGACTGCCTGAGCAAAGCGCTCACCGGCGGCGAGGTTTCAGCTGCGAGAGCAGGAAGCGCCCTGACCACAGCCGCCGAACTGCTCGCCAAACAATCGCGATAACCATCACCACCTTCTGCCGCCACGCGCGGCATGGAGCATCACAATGAGAAAAGAACTGATCAAGATCAGTGAATTCCAGCGCCGGCGCTGGGGTGAAAACGGCACACCACCCTGCCCCCAGGCGATCCGCAACTACATCCGCAACGGCAAGGTGCCCGGCGAGCAAATCGGCAAACTCTGGTACGTTGATTGGACAGCGTTCAGCCGGTCTGACGGCAATGACCTGGTCGCGATGGTATTGAAAGGAGCTGCATGATGGTCCCACGGCCGCGCAACAAGGCGAACAAGAGCCTGCCGCAGAACCTGTATTTCGATTCGCGGCGCTCAACCTATCGCTACCGCCGGCCCACCGACGGTAAATGGTTCCAGTTCGGCTCTGACCGGATCAAAGCGATCGATGCCGCGAAGCAGTTGAATCTGGAGTTCATGCATGGCGCTGACTTGGTCGGCGCCGTGATGGGCAGCACATCGGAATCGTTCGCCGGCTTCCTGGACGCATACGAAAGTGATGTTCTGCCGCCGAGGGAACTGGCGAAAGGAACACTGGGCCTGTACGCCGTGCATTTCCGTCGTTTCCGGAAACAGTTCGAAGGCAAAGCCATCGATCAGATCACGATCCGCATGATTGCGGAGATGCTGGACGCCCTCACCCCGCGCACTGCCAACCAATGCCGCGCGCTGCTGATCGACATCTTCAACCACGCAGCGGCCAAAGGCCTGTGCCCGGACAACCCGGCCGCCAGCACCATAAACCGCATCGAGAAAAAGCAACGCAAGCGACACACCGTCGAAGGCCTGAAGGCCATCCGGGAGAAGTCACCGTTCTGGCTGCAGAACGCAATCGACCTCGCGCTCATTACTGCGCAGCGCCGAACGGACATATTGAATATGCGATTCGATGGTGTTCGGGAAGGGTTTTTGTATGTGGTGCAGCAGAAGACGGCCAAGGCCAGCGACGCGGCGTGGATCCGGTTCAAAGTGACCGAAGAGCTCCAGGCGGTAATCAGCCGGTGCCGGGATGACATCGTCTCGCCTTACCTGATCCACCGCCGGCCCGATCGCAAAAAGCAAAAGCAGGCGCAGACAAAAGACCACTGGACTCAGGTCGAAGAGAGATATTTGACGCGAGCCTTCAAAGAGGCCCGGGAAGTGGCAGGTTGTTACAAGGGATGGAAGGAAGAAGAAATGCCAGGCTTCCATGAAGTGCGCGCGCTGTCGCTGCACCTGTATCAGAAAGCCGGAAAGGACGGTCAGAAGATCGCCGGCCACGCCAGCGAGACCATGACGAAGAACTACCAGAGGGACCATGCCGAGATCGTCTGGTCAGAGGCAATTCCTGATCTGAATATCAGCGAAATCACCGGGTAGTTTTGCGCAAGTTTTGCGCGGGTTTTGCGCAGGCACAAAAAAGCCGATCCACATGATCGGCTTAAGTGTGTGATTTTACTCAGGAATTATGGTCGGGACGGAGTGATTCGAACACTCGACCCCTAGCACCCCATGCTAGTGCGCTACCGGACTGCGCTACGCCCCGACTGGTCTTGCAACTCGTTCTTCATCTCGAAGAACGCTCAAGAATATAGCGCAAGCGTTTGAAAACTGGAAGTATTCAAACGCTGCTTTTTATTTCTTGAGAACCACCAGTACATCTTCCAATTCGGCAATCATCTGCCGAATCATCTGCTTGTATTGGGTCGTGTCGTCTTTGGCTTCATCGCCGGACAGACGCAGTCGTGCGCCGCCGATGGTGAAACCCTGATCGTAAAGGAGCGCGCGGATCTGCCGGATCATCAGCACGTCCTGGCGCTGATAATACCGGCGGTTTCCGCGGCGTTTGACGGGGTT